GGCAACGGAATTAACCAAGACGGAAAAGGAAGCAATCTGCAAAATGATTGATGTGGAAAAACAAGATAATCCGTGGGCTATCTGCACCGCCGCGGTCGGGCGGGATTCGCCTAAATACGAATCCTGCGTTTTACAGGTTAAGAGGGGCTTCGGGAAAGATGCCCTCGGCCCGTTTCCGTTAACGGGAGAGAAGATGCAGAAGGCGGTTAATTTAACCGAAGCCAGAAAAGAAGTTGAACAAAGCTTCCCGTTCATTAAAGTTATTGACAGAGATAGTTTGCGAGTCAGGACAGACCAAGGCCCCGTTGTGGTAAGGAGAGAAGAAACATATAGCGGCAGTTGGGGAAGCGGTATGGCTACCTATGGAGAGATTCAAGGGGATTGGAGACAAGTCAAGGCAATCTATGATGATTGCCAAGAGGCATTCAGGATGCTGGATAGGGTTATGCAGAAAACCCGAATAGAGAAGCAGAGGACTATTGGTGCCAAGTGGAAAGCCGAAGTTAGAAGATTGGTGAAAGAAGCGAATAAACAAGGCATTTATAATAATGATGAAGTATTTGAGTATGTCAAAGAAAAGCTCCCCGTTGAGGCATTTGAAACTTGGGAGGCAGCGTATTCTGAAATAGAAAGATTATCTCACGATTTCAATATGGAAAAAGATATGGGCATTGAAGGAGCTGGCCCAGTTCCCAAGTCATTGCTTGCAGAACAGGATTTGGAAGGAGAGACAAAAAAGACTAAATCCTTCAAAGATTTCTGGAAACAAACCAAAACCAAAGGGCAACTTGCATATGGGGTGGAAGGCGAAGTAAAACTTGTTGCTGAAAACAATTACGGGGATTTTAGGACAAGAGCAGAAGTGGAAAGAAATGTTCGGCAAGCGATAGATGACACTCTTGATTGGGTTAAGGATGCGGATGATAGAGCGGGACTTAAAGCGGTAAACCAAAATAAAATCGTTGATGAGATATGCGAAGAAAACGAAATTAAAAAATCAATTTCCCAGACCAAACTTTTCAAGGAGTATTGGAAGAAGGTAATCGGCAAAATCAGGAAAGACCACGCTGAACGAGTTGGGGGATTGCTTAAAGATTTTGAAGATGAAATTAAAGACGAAGAAGAAGGCACAGAACACTATCAGGATTTAGCGGAAAAGAATCCCGAACACGCTTCGGAATTCAATGCTATGGCACAAGATGAAGCGGGACATAAAGATAAACTGGAAATGATGAAGTCGGAAGAATTTGAAGGCGTAACCGTATATGATAATGGTGGCAAGACCGAAGACCGCTATACAATAATCACGCCTCAAGGGAATTTCGGTATGAGTAGCGATGCCCAATCGCCAGCAGGTTTTAATCAGTATGTGGGCGATGTAACCGAAGGTTCTCACTTGGGCAGGAAAGTAAATCCAGATTCGCTTCCATCCGATGTAAAAGAAGCGATAAGACGAAGATTAAAATAACTATGATTGACCAACCAAAAATTATAGCCAGAGCGGAAGGGGATTTTCCTTTCACATTTTTGATAGAAAAAGCCCTGCCAAGCGAGGAGCAGGGAGAACTTATCGTTGAAGGGATTGCTTCCACGACCAATGTTGACCACGATGCGGAAAGGATGTCGGAGAAGGCACTGGGTCAGATGGCCACCATCATAAATGAGAAGTCAGTCCCGTTGAGATTAGAACACCAGAAGGACGATGAAGCAATAGTTGGCAAAGTTTATGAGGCGAAGGTTGATGAAAGAAACCAGTTGTGGATTAAAGCGGTATTGGACAAAGCAAGCCCGTTTGCCAATCTACTCCACAAGGCATTGAAAGAAGGGGCAAAACTCGGGCTGTCGGTAGGAGGCAGAGTCAAAAGAGCCGCCAGAGAACTGGTGGAATCCGCAGGCAAAGCAATCAACACTTTTTATGATATTGTAATTGACGAAGTATCCGTAACAAGCCGCCCAGCGAATTACGATGCTTGGTTGTTCGCCAAAAGCCAAAATTACGGTGGAGTTCATTTAATAGGACAATTAAGAAGTAAATTATTTAACCAATTTCTTTTTGAAAACCCCCAGCTGGATTACTTGGGAGTGTTTGAAAAATCAATCCCCAATCAAGCTTGGCGGGTGGTCGCAAAAGAAGAAACAAATATGAATTTTAGAAAGCAGACAGTTCCGATAGAGACCACGACGGATGTAACCAAAGTTACCGATACCCCAGATGCATCGGAAGCAATGGTTACAGCAAAGCAAGTAACGACTCCAACAGAGTCGCCGACTCCCGTCGCAACAAAGCAGCAGGAAGTAACTCCTACTGAAACGCCGACTGCGACCAAGCAGGAGACCAAGCCAACGGAGGAAACTCCCGCTACCACTACAAAAGCGATAAGGGCATTGGAGAAGATGGTTGCTGATGGCTTTGAGAAAATGTTTGCGATTATTAAAGGCGTTGTTCGTAAACAGACCGAAGCCACTGGAGGTCAGGTTTCGCCTTTGACTGGAACGGAAACCCCAGAGGAGCTTGCGAAGGAAGATGAAGTTCCAACGGAAGTAGAGACCACAAAGGACGAAGTCGTCCCAGCAGAAGAAACCACTCCGATAACGCCAGCGGAAGCTTTGAAGCAGTTAGAGGCATTAGACCAAACCCAGCCGAAAACTGAAACCACGAATCCAGAGATAACTGCGAAGGAGGAGACAACGCCCACGGGAACAACTACCACGGAGACAACGGCTACGGCAACAAAACAAACGGGTGAAACTCCATACGGCGCCGAGTATGCGATGCCGCAGTTAAAGAGTGCGGTTAAGAGGATTAACATTTTGGCAAAGGCGTATCCAGCGCGAGTTGTCAGGAAGTCAGTAATGCCTTCTATTGATGAATTCGTGTATGCCGTAACTGAAGCGGTTAATGGCATCGTCAGGAAGATGGAAAATGACGGCAAGAGAATCCTCGGTTTGGAGCAAGCGGTTACTGATGCTATCAGGAATGATTCTGTGATTCAGAAGAGCATAAGGACGATGCTTAGCGAACCTGGCCAAAAGAGGTCGGTATCGCTGGGTATCCCGTATATGATAACCAAAGAAGGAAGAAAGTATGCTTTGACAGCCAATGAAGTTGGAGTTCAGAAATCGGTCTCTGATGAAAAGAGACCATTCAAAGAAGTCTATAAATCCGAATTCTCGTCAGAGAAACTCGGAATGTAGAAACCCTACGGGTTGGAGGTCGGACAGCCCCGTCGCTTTGCTTGCCAGATAAACTTTTTCTTTGGGAAAAAGTGCTGGCGAGCAGAAGATAAGATGAAAGGGTAAATAAAAAAGCGAAATAATAATATGACCGAATCATTAAGCAGGTTAGAGAAAGCGCTGGATAGATTTGCAAAATCCGTGGACACATCGTTCGCGGGGCCAATTCCCAGTTCCTTGTTGGCGCGTTAAATATCTTGGCGCGCATACCGCAGTAATGCAGTATAAGAAAATCTCGCTGTATCGGTGAACTCCCATTGGGACAATACCGAGGCAACCTATTTCAAGGTCTTGACAAGCAAGCAGAAACAGCATACTATAGAGGTATGATTATGAGACCCAAAAATAGAAAGTCCGTAGAGACTACACGCGAGACCCCAAGGCGTTCATTAGAACATAGGAAACGATTAAGTGAGGCAATGTAAGGGAGAGTCCCTTTGTTAAAAAAATCTTGGGTGATGATATAGTCCGACACTCCAAGTAATTGGAGATTACAGAAATCGCAGGATTTGGAAGCGGCAATAGTCGTTCTTTCAGACCGTCTCACGCCGTTTAGAGACAGAGTATCAAGAATCAAGGGAGAAGGTCTCGCCCACTTGTGGAACCAGAGAACAAGGTTGGATACGGTCGCAGATGGCCCGTTAGGGTTGGTGAACTTGTTCTATGCAGATGGGCAGTTACCGAGTTCAACAGACCCGGCGTATGTTCAGAAGACGGCTAAAAATATGTGGTCGTCTATAAAAACTTTGCTGTATCGGTGGAATCTAAACCCAGTTTGGGTATGACAATACCGAGGCAACCTGTTTGACTTCTGCCTATAAATATCTTATAATATAGGTATGAATACAAAACAGAGAGTCCGTAGAGACTATACGCAAAGCACCTTAACACAAGTTAGAAGATATACACGCATTCGTAATGGCAAAAGGCATATTGTCAAGGCAACGATAAGAGGAAAAAGGAGGATGTTCAAATGTAAGGAGTGTCATAAATCATTCACAAAGCGAGGGAATCGGATTAAACGAAAGTTCTGTTCCCGCGCTTGCTACCGAAAAGATTGGATAAAAAGAATAGCGGGGTGGAATAAAGGATTAACTGGCCAAACTCCTTGGAATAAAGGACTTACCAAAGAAACCGACAAAAGGGTCGCAAAATATACGCGAACTATGACAAAAAAGGTCAGAAGTCAGTTTCGCAATGGTGAACGAAAAGTTAACGGTTTCCGCCACTGGAAGCAGACCGACATTGAGATAATCCTGTGGAATATACTTGATGAGTTGAAAATAAAATACCATAAGAATTATCCAATAAATCTTAATCGGTTCACGACATTTCCAGATGCCTTTATCCCGAACAAGCGTGTATGTATCTATGCCGATGGCGAGTATTGGCATAATTATCCAAGATATAATTCAAGAGATAAAGAAACCAATAAGATACTACAACAAAATGGATACTCGGTTCTCCGCTTCTGGAGCAGAGAACTCAAAAAGAATCTTCTTAACTGTGTCAAAAAAATTAAGGCGAAGATATAGTCCGAACTTATAGGAAACTATAAGAGATAGGCAGAAATGTCCTATCTGCTCTAAAAAGAGTATAACAGTTGGCATATAAGTATCTTGGCACGACCGCTGTAATTACTGGCCCGATGATTGCATCAGGCAGGAGTTACATTGACATTGAGGCCGAGATAGCCGAAGCGTCCCTGCGAAGAATAATCCAAGCCGAAGAGTGGGCTGATTTCAAAGCCGATTCCGCAGTTACCCCGTTGGCGTTTGACGGATTTGACAAGCAAATCGTTACCAATGTCGGGGACAATTCAGGTGCGGCTTTGACGGCTGTCGGCGTGGTAATTCCCGCCTTTGATGCAATCATAAAGAAAGTCAGGTTGCAGGGTGGAAACAAGTTGGACGGAATTTATCTGTCCTTTGGCTTACAAGCAGTTGTGAACCAAATTGTTGCCACTGCCGCCCGCTACTTTATCAATGTTGAACAGGCAGGAACATTCTTTGCTGGTGAGCATATCGTTCAGTATCAGTCGCCCCTTGGCCCTGTTCCCGTAATCGGTGATTTCTTTGCCAATCCTGCTCTTCCGTATCCCGCCCAAGCTGACGGGTCGTCAGGTGCAACTGGTTCGTTGGTCTCCAATGTTTACTTCTTGCGGCACGATGAGCAAGGAGTTCAGATGGTTGACCTCGTTCCACTTGGCCGAACCGAACTCGCCAAGTTAGCGGATACCGTGCGGTTCTATATCAACGAATACTTGGTATTAGCGTTGAAAGCAGAGCCGTGGGTAGGAGTCCTAAAGAATGTAGCAGACCCCGCCTAACGAGAGCCAGTTGGGGTGTTGTGTCGCTTCTCCGAGCCGACATAACCCCTGCTGGAGAGAACTGGCTCTTTCCAAAAAATGAAAGCAATTATAGATAATACAAAAGTATGTGTAGTGAATTGCGGTGGGAAAATGTATGACACGGGAGTAGTTATTGAAATGCCCTTTCCCGATTTGCTTGAACTATGCCAGAAGTATTCCGTTAAGGCGGATTTACAAAAAACATATAACCCGCAGCATTGGCAGGAAAAGCGTTTCGGTATTGTCGGGCAAGCGGATTTCACAAGCGGTTACGGGAATACTATGTATAACCTGCTCAAATATAGTCAGCAGGCAGGATATGATATTCGCTGGACTGGAAAGCTGATTGGTGAACCAGACAAGGTTATCAGGAATGCCAAGAGAGAAATCCCGCCCGATATGGCGATGGTCTGGCACGAACAGCCGAAGGAGCATTGGCGTAGCAGTCCATTCGCCAAGAATATCGCCCTCACTATGTTTGAGACGACGCGGGTACCAGAGAGCTGGGTTCCGAGGTTGAATTCGCTTGATGCGGTCTGCGTTCCTTGCAAGCAGAATATCGGAATGATGGCGAATAGCGGAGTAAAAATCCCCGTTGAGCTGACCCAGCTGGGGATTGACGAGACAAAGTTTTATCCGCTTGAAAGAAATAACGAAGTATTTACTTTCGGCCATTTGGGGGCATTGACCGTAAGGAAAGGAACGGATTTGTTGGTGGAAGCATTTAGAAGGGCGTTTTCATCAAAGCAGAAGGTAAAGCTGATAAATAAGACATCGTTGCCGTATTATCCGTTTATGGTCAAAGATAAGAGAGTGGAAGTTCAGCAAGCGTTCAACGGAATTCCGCATAGCGAATTGATTGAAACATTTTTTAAGAAAATTAATTGCTTCGTTTATCCGTCAAGAGGCGAAGGATTCGGCCTTCCGCCATTAGAGGCGATGGCTACGGGAGTGCCAGCGATTACGACAAATTGGAGTGGAATGGCGGAGTATAATAACGAAGAAGTCGGCTGGATGTTAAACGATTTCAAAATGGTTCCAGCGGACAATTTTACAAAGAAGGTTTATAAAGAGGACTGCGGCGAATGGGCAGAGCCGAATCTTGATGAATTGATTTTCAGATTAAGATATGCTTATGAGCATCAGGACGAGGTTAAGGAGAAGGGCAGAAAAGCTGCCGAGTATGTAAAAGCTAATTGGCTTTGGCGGGACAAGATAAAAATGTTCCACGAAGCATTGGCAAAACATCTATGAATAAGTTCAAAGAATTTTGGAAGCAACAAATGGAAAGATATAAACAAAATCTCCAAGTCATAGGCGATAAGGTTTATAGTTATGGAACCCACGTCGCTACGATTAAGGGAGACAAGTTAATTGTTCACGGCTGGTGGAGCCCAACCACAAGTAAACACATAAATTATATTGCTCAGCAACTCGGACTTACGATTGTGAAGGAGGAAGTTAAAAAAGCGGGCGAGTATGTCCCCAAGAGGTTTTACTATGGGGAATTAGATGCTGATACGCAAGCAGAAGTTTGGGAAAAATTATCTCTCGGGTTTGAAAGAGAGAATCCCGATGAAGACGAGGACATCATACGCGAGAAAGTTGATGATATGATTAACAGGAATAATTCGCCCAGAACAAAAGACGGGTGGGTAAGATGGGCGGCTCAATCAGTATAATGTTCAAAGAAAAAATAAAATTGGGTTGGCAGAGATTCTTTCTATGGCTGATTAAAGTTAAGCAATGGTATCTGGAACTTCAAAAAAGAAGGTTCAACCATAACTAACTATGAAATTCAAAACATATTGGAAACAATTTAATAAAGCGAAAGTTGGCTATCAAGACATTGATGAAGCCAAAGAAGGTGATGTCAAACAACTTCAGCGTTTGATTGATAATGGTATGGCTTGGCATCTTGAAGGTTCTGTTGGGCGTGCAGCTATGGAATGTATAGAGTCTGGGCGATGCACGCTTGGGCCAAAGGGATTCCAGGATGCTTATGGGAATTATGTTCCAAGCAAATACGAAGTTCAGGAAGGCACGAAAGGTGCGGCTCACGGATGGAAGAAGAAGTCCCGAATAGAAAAGTCGGATTTCCAAAGGAAGTGGGTTTCTACCGATGCGTGGCGTGGCTACGAAGAAGTTACCCCCAAGAAAGGAACAGAATGGTTTGAAGTCCATTCCAATTGGGTTACTGGCGAATGGGAAGATGCGGGTGAACACAAGGGAAGCGAAGTCAAATCAAAGATTGACCAATTCAAAAGCCAAATTAAAAGCAAGGGCGGAGAAGTCAAGATTATGACTGGGCGGACTTCCAATGTATTTTCTACCGCATACCAAGTTTTCGTAAGAGGGATAGATAAAAGCGAAGCCCAAAGTATAGCAGATAGCATTTTTAGATAATATGGAAACGATACAAAGCGGATATTTTGCGACCCCGACCAGCACGCCTACGGGACAGCGGAAAAAGATAGCCGTTGACAATCCGTATATCACGAAAGATGACTATGTTAATTCGGTGGAGGCATCAGGTTTGCAGATAACGAACAGCCATCAGCTTTATACATCGGGCGAGCTGGACAAGATTATTTTACGGGCTTCGGCTTGGATAAACAGGTTTTGCCGAAGGTATTTTGATACGCAAATAATAGACGAAACCAAAACTAATTTCTGGGTCAGGCCGTATAATCCTCAACTGGTTACGGTAGTGCTGGCCAATTTGCCTTATCAGAAAATCAATTCCGTCTATATTCAGGTTCTCAAATGGTTTATTCAGGTGGACACAAGTTCGCCCGCCGCCTATTTGCAGGACTTCCCAGATTACGGATATTACAAGATAGTCCCGCTATTGAGTTCTGCAGGAACGGGAGTCGGCACGCCAATACCAGCTGCAATTTTAGACCGAGTTCCGTTAGGCGTTCTTTGGACGAATTATACTTTTGGTTACGGGACACTGCTGACAGGCCAAGTATTGACGGAAGTTCCCCCAGCCACAGTTCACACGACCTTTCAGGTGGATTTGGGCAATAGGTTATGGTCAAAGGATATGACTTTGAATGTTTATGTAGATACGGTTTTGAAAGCTCCAGCGGATTACACGGTTGATTACCCAAATGGGATTGTAACTTTCAAAGCGACTATCGGAGCAAGCCATACAGTTACAGCGGATTTCACGACCAATGAATCAGTCCCGTTTGACATCAAAGAGGCGTGCCTTCTTTTGGCAACCCATATGATTGGGCAAGCGCAACAGAATCCGCTGGGAGCCGCAAGCTTTGATATTCAGACATACAACATATCGTTCGGAGATAAGAGCAAGGTTTATGAGAGAGTAGAGCAGTTGCTTGAACCTTATGTCAGGAATATGCCCTATTTCTTTTAAGCTATGATTTTATTTTATGATTCCTGCATTACTCAATACACTCGTATCTGTAAAGCGGAGGGCTGATTCCAGCACTGCTCCCCGCGATGCTTTGAATAATCCAGTTTACGGCTCGCCCACTGACTCGTGGACGATTGTTTATGCGAGTATGCCAGCTCGTCTTGCTTTCACGCAGAAAGAAATCCAGTTCAGCCCGATGGGGGAAAGGGTTCTGCCGACAGGAGTAATGTATTACGGGAGAGATTACCATATCAAAGCGGAAGACAGAATAGTAACTGATGATGGAATTGAATATGTTATTCTGGGCGTAGTGCCAGCTTTCCTTTTGGGAGGGATAGTTGACCATTACGAAGCCCAAGTAGCATTGCCATAATGAACGGGTATCGTCTTGACAAAAATCAGAGTTTTCGGTCTTGGTGGATAAATAAAAAAATGACCCCAGGACAGCTCCAAGAGGCCCAAGACACTATGGGACACCTTGAAGCCCAAAAAACCCCCGCCAGAGAGATTATAGAGCGTTTACAGAGCGATTTTCCAGCCCAGTTACCCAAGAAATGGCACGCTGAAAGGGTTTTCAGAACCGAAGCCAAAAAGGTTGAATCCGAAGAAATTAAGGAAGATGCCGAGGTATTAGGCATAGAGAAGTTCAGAATAGAATTAAGTCCGAATCCCTGTCTGGCTTGCAGGATATTTGCGGGAGGCGGGAGGAGAGTGTTCAGCAAGGGAGAGTTAATTCACGAAGGACGAGCCGCGCCTCCAGTTCACCCGAATTGCAGGTGTGTCTTGATTCCGTTGATTTGATATGCTGTTAAAAGGGAAATCATTTTTCATTTCAACAAGTGCCGCTGATAAGATAGGGGCAAGTTGGCAAAAAGAAGCAAAAAAAATGGATGCTGATTTGATGACGAAGATGAAGGCCGCCGTCAATATAGTTTACAATCTGGCAAGAACCATAAGACCAAAGGTTGAAAGACGCAAGACCCCAGTCAGGCATCGTTGGAGCAAGGCATACAGGGTATCAGACCCGAATGCCGCTTTCGGCGTTCCAGTTCAGACGGGGTTGTTGAGGGCGAGCATTGAGAAGGATGTCCGTATGGAGAAGAAAAAAGTCGTCGGTGAGATAACTGCGGGAGGCCCGACCGCTCCCTATGCGAAGTGGGTTGAGTTCGGCACAAGCAGGATGTTGCCCAGACCATTCATCAGGCCAGCCGCCCAGATGGGTAAAGATTTAATAAAAAGAATTTTCAGGAAAGTAAGCATCGGTGTTACCATAAATAGAGAATGACAAATCTATTCGTAAAAATTGTAAATATCCTGACTACCGACCCGACGCTGACGGTCATAGTTCCAGCGACGAACATTTTAGTCGGCCCTGTTGATATTGCTCAAGAGCAGGTCGCTTCGCTGACTTTGCCCCAGATAAATCTGCATCAGATTACGGAGCTGACCAATTTAGTTCCGAAGAATACGAGAGAAACAAGCTTCCAGTTGGATATTTGGTCGCGTGATAGCCAGCTGGAAGTTGAGAACATTTACGAAAGAATTTTAACTTTGTTGAATTATTTGACCACTGACCAAGGCGGGAACCATATCTTTTACGAAAGGTCATCGGGTTCGGTTGATATGTATGAAACAGACCGAAGAATCTGGCACAGAGCAACGACTTTTGAGGTATGGGTTCAATGAAAATCATTATTTTTGGAGTATAATAGAAGTGGAGACATTTCATATGTCTTGGTCGTAAAAAAGTAATTAACAAAAGCAAAAAGAATATGAGTTTTCAAACACCAGGAAGTAACATAATCCAGAGAATAGTTTTTAATTCTGGGACATTGGATTTCGGAAGCAATCGCCTCGTGGATTTGAATAACATCGCTTTGACTATAGAGTGGACGCTGAATACTTTGTATGTAATCAATACGATTAAGCCAGCCGATATTGCGAGACATTCACAGAGAGTAAATCTCACGGGGAAGATAAAGGCATTCGCTCCCGAGATGGAAAATCTGGCTTGGGGGTCGTCAGCCGCAGGCACGCCGAACGAGATTGATACTTTGGACGGACAGCCAACTCTCGCCGCTCCCGTTCTGACTTTTTATGACAGGAACGGAAAAGAAATCCAGTATCAGTTGAGCGGAGCAGTATTCAAGAGTTCAAAGGCAACCGCCACGATGGGCGAATTCGCCGAGTGGGACTTTGAGCTGGAAGCCCAAGATATAGTCGCCTTGTATTCGGTCTGATTAAGTTAAGTTGAAAATCTATGAGCGATACACTTTATCAGTTGGTAAATCCGCCTTTCACTTTCAAGTTTGCGGGCAAAGAATATCAGGTGAAGAAAGCCAATCTGGAGAAAGCGATACTTTATCAGAAAAGAGTAAAAGAATTGCAGGATGCAAAAGACCCCTCGCCCGATTTAAGATTAGTCGCTTATGCTATCTGCATCGTCCTGAAAGATGTTGACCCGACTTTGACCGAGGATTTTGTTTTGCAGAACACTCCTGCCGACATTGATGTCTTGGAATGTTTAACTATGCTGGGTTTTATGAGCCCGCAACGGAAGGAACTGGCCCAGAAGCTGGGGAAAGCACTGGAAAGCCGCTTGACTTCGGACAACTCTTTGCCCTCATCACAGACAGGACAGGATGGACTCCAAAGCAAATAGGGGAGCTTACTTTGGAACAGCTCAAGATTTATCTGAACGCTTGGACTGGAAAGCCGGAAGATGAGGCCAGCGACCTTACCCCCGAGGGTATTCGGCGGTTTAATCTGTTTGCGGGCATACCTCAAAAAGTAATCCGCAAGCCCAGCAAATCCGATGGTAATTGATACCTTAGAAATCCTTATAGAGGCGGACAGAAGCGGGCTTGAATCTCAATTAAAGAGGGCGATAACTGCAGTTACAAGTTTTGTCAGTTCAATGAATAAGCAGGAAGTGAACTGGCAAATGATAATGGCTCGCACTATATCACCCGCTGTTATTAGCGGTATTGCCGCTATGTTTGCATTGGCGATTACTCGGGTGCTCAGTTTTAACGATGCATTGATGAAAAGCGCCGCTGGCGCAACCGATGTGTTCTCAGAGAACATCGGAGAAATGAGCGAATCGGCTCGCAGTCTTGCAATAGGGACAACTATCAGCACTGAAGATACCGCAAAGGGGTTAGCTCTATTATCCAAGACCTCTTTTGATAGTGCAGTCCAGATGATAATTGCGTCCCAGTCCACCAAGTTAGCCGAGTTAAGAGGACTGGATTATGTTACCACTATTATGAATATGATTGATGTTTTGAAAGCTTGGAACATCAATACGGTTCCCGCGGCGGTAAAAGCGTTTGATTATCTGAATAGCGCTCAGAAGAATAGCGCTTTCACTTGGGACGAATTTGTTAAGATGGTTGTTGATGCTGGCCCCTTGTTAAGAAAAGCTACAACTTTTACAGATGCCGTTGAGGGTTTAGCCGCTTTTTCAATGCAGGCAGGTTTCACGAGAGGAACGGTTGTGAGTGTTATGGCGGCAATTACAAAGGCAATAAATGACCCTCGCGAAGCCCTCAATTATCTGAATGCAACAGGAAAACAGATTAGCACGCTTATAGAAGAAAGAGGAATCGTTGCCGCCTTTGAAGCAGTCGCCGATGCAATCAGAAACAGGTCTCTTGTGGCCGCAATCGCTTTGGGTGAAATGTGGGGTCTGAACAAAGAAGCAGTTATGGAATTGAGGAGTGCGTCCGTAACCGCTTTTGATGAAATTAAACAGAGACAGATTGACAATATAATGTATATGAAAAGTTTGAATGAGGAGTTTGAAAAAGGGGTATCAGAAACCGACCAAATAAAGAGAGCGTGGAATGAGTTCAAAACCGCTTTTACCGACCCCAGAATTGTTGATTTTGTCAAAGAATTTATAAATCTGCTTTTGGGGATGGGGACAACAATCGCAGGGGTTGTTCACCCTATTAAAACACTCCAAGGTCTCTTTACTGGTATAAATGAACTTGTAAAATCTATCTCGGCAAAAGGGCTTTGGGAGGGCTTGAAGTCAAGCGTAGAAGATGTTGCCGCTTCGTGGGCAGGAATAAAACCCGCCGAGGAGACGCTTTTAACACCAGAGGCCCAAAGGAGATTATTGGCGAAGGAAACGGCAGCCAGAAGAGCCGAAGTTGAACTTGAAATTCCTGGAACTCAATTTACTACCCAGCCGACGAAAGCAGGTAAGCCAGTTCCAACGCCAACAGTAACTCCGCCAAGCGTGATGGGAGCACCAGGACAAGGAGTGGTTTTCACTAATTATTTCAATATAATGGGCGGGGGAGAAGAAAGCGCACGGCAAATACTAAGAATACTGCAACAGCAGTATCACGCAGGATAATCTATTATGATGTATCGCTATGTTGTAATTGATGGCCATAAATATGCGGTTGCTTCAGCAACCTATGTTAGGCGTTGGGCAAGATTGTTTTCCGCTTTGATAAATACGGTCGGCATTCATTTGAACTTCATTGATAGAGGCCCCGGTATCCGAGTTTATTCTTTCACACTTATCCTTACGAATTGGAAACCAGATTCGTTGCCGTATAAGGATGGAATAACTCAAACATTAGACCAGCAAAGACAGAACCTTGAAGCAAGCTACGCCAAGATTGCCAAGTCGTTGCAATTCTTAGACCCATTTGGCGAGCCGCCAAGCGCAAGCAAAGGGGTATTTTTCACAAACCTAAATGAGATAATTCCAAATTATTCTACGGTGGAAGACCCCTATGTTTTAATGGAAGTAGAATTAACCGAATCAACGCAAGTCATTGGTTAACCAATATGAAAAATCCTTTCAAAAAGTTCTGGGCAAAAAAAGAGAACAAGGTGGAGAAATTCTTGGAGCCAGGGGAAAGGTTGATAATCTATAATCTGCCATATAAGATAGTTAATGTTCAAAGAGTCAGCGATGGCATTATGATTTCTATGGATTTTGACAAACCTCACCCGTTAGGCGAGCCGCAGGAGATTTTTGGAATATGAGCAATTACATTGCCGAATATCCCGATGGGAAAATTATTACCGAAGAAGATACCAGTTGGAATGACTTGGCCGATTTGGAAACTATCAATTTAGACGGCGTTTTGAGACAAGCGATGATTTTCAAAGGCGAGTTAAAATCCCTTACGGTGAATCTCGGCCAATTATCGTATAAAATGAATATAGGGAGCAACGAGAAAGTATATCAGGCAATCAGGAGCAGATTGATGATGGACGGCAAGGGTTCGTCTTATGCGGTAGTCGGCAGAACAATCGGCAAAGTGGATTCGGATAATAATGTGGTTGAGGAGTTTTATCTTAATGGAATTACACAGGAAATTGAGAAGGTGAAATGAGGTCGGATTTCACCAAAAATAATTTAATTAGAAAGGACAATCAAAATGCCAGCAACGGTGTCAATTAAGCAGTGCACAGGCACAACCCCAGATGTAACTACGATTACTAATTTGAGGCACAATACTGATGATACGGCAAATCCAGGAACTACGAATCCGTTAGTCAAGCCAGCGCCAGCAGGGACGAACTACGGCTTTTGGAAAACCGTATATCTGAATGCCGATACAAGTCCGTCGGGAACAATCAATAACATCAGATTCTTTTCTGATGGGACGATTGGTTGGACGGGGGTAATTCTGAAAGGCAAAACGGTTGCTACTTATGTCCAGGCAACGGGAACAGAAGGAGTAACTGGAGACGAACTGACGGGTGCAACGAATGTGGAAAGTTATACATCGGCCAGTCCATTAAGCGTTCCGGGTTCAATTACGAATCCAAGCACGGGTAAGATTTCGGACTATGTGGAACTTCAGGCGGTAGTCAGTGATGCGGCAGTCGCAGGAGCATTAGGTGCGGAAACTCTGACTTTCAGGTTGTTTTATCAGCCCCTTTGGGGAGCAATCCCCGTTGTGTAACTCCGTAAACTCGGTGAAACCCCTCTGGGGCAATACCGAACCAAGCTCCGAAAGGAGAAGGCGTAGAGACTTGACACGGAGTATCCCAAGTGGATAAAGGTAAAGTCCGATACTCTCGGCAACGAGAGGCAACACATTGACGATGAAACATAGGATTTGACGAGACGAGTGCTCGGCAATAAGTATGCAGTATAAGTAAGATGTCAGGAGGTTATGAGCCCTCCGACTATCAGCGAGCAGAATAGTAATCCAATACCCTCTGCTTGCTACACTTATATGTTTGTATGGAAAGCAAATTATTCAGACGGAACTTTTCTCAAACAGGTCAACGAGGACGGAACGGAGAATCATTATCAAGACATAGACCGCTCCAAGCTGTCCAGTTTTGAATTATTTGACGGCGAAAGGAGGGTCTATGTTTTGTTTTTGCACAAAGGACAACGACTTATATTCCGCAGGAGAGTTACCATTGATTTATTCGGTCAGCCCAGAGATATCCATTATCTTGTTGGCTACCAATATACCGATGGTGATGGAAGTAATAAGTCAGTGGTAAATTATGTCCACGAAGATGGATTCGTAGAGTTGGATGACGAGAGAAAAGATATAGTCATTTTGCCACAGGAGTCCTTATGAAGATTAAAGACCTTCTGGGAAATAAAACATCTCAAGAGCAATCCCGAATAAAAAGCGAGGAAATCGCCAAACTTAATTTTGTCGGAGAATATACCGACCCGACTTATGGTGTAAAAGTAGAAATTCAGTCCCTTAACAAGATAGAGATAAACGGACAACACGGTGTAGAGATAATGGCTCGTGCTTGGAAAGCTGGTAAACAATTAGGATTTGGAGATGGCACAGTTGAGATAGAAAGATTTAGGATATTTAATCCACCCATACTCATTCAAGATGGCACTTTTAGAATTGAGTTAGATAAAAGAGGAAATGAAAATAGAGTTCCGAATTTTATTGAAAATCCTATTAAGGCAATTTGGCAAACGTTAGCCCATACTATCGGATGTGTTGGAAAAGAAAATAGCCAAATCATTAAGGATAGAATTGGTAATACGACTGATACTTTTTTTCCATCAATGGATGGTCAAGTAACAATGTGGCTTTGGACGACTGGTTGGGCTAATGCAAGAGCACAGACGACTGGTGCTGGTGCTTCAAGCTCTACGTCATCTATACAAGCTGTTGATATCTTTATGGGTGCCAACCAAGGAGAAAGATTTGGAGATAATTACAGAACTTTTTTCTTGTTTGATACTTCACCCATCCCAGACGCAAACGATATTATTTCTGCTACCTTTTCATTTATTGGAACGTCTAAAATTACAGAAATTGCCGATAGTGTTGCCCTGACTATGTCAGACCCTGCCAGTGATACTGAAATCGTAAATGGTGATTATTACAGAACAAGGAGTTTAGTTACAAAGCAAGCAACTTCTATCCCAATATCAGGAATAGATGTGGGTGGTTCAACATATACAGATTTTACACTTAATCCAACTGGATTGGGCAATATCTCCAAAACAGGAATGACACGTTTTGGCACTAAATCTGAATTTGACTTGGCTGATAGTCCTGTTCCTTCAACGGGTATAACCGGTTCAGACAGACAAGTAATTGGTCTTGTCGTATTGGCTTCTGAAACTGATGGGACATCTTCCGACCCTAAATTAGTAGTGGTGCATAGTGCTCCACCCGTTGCCGTTGACAAAACCTTCACTTCTGATGGAATCGTCAAAATAGTTGTAGATAAAACCTTTACTTCCAATGGAATTGTCAAAGTAATTACTGACAAAACGATTACTTCCGATGGCCGAGTAAAAATAGTCCCCAGCGAACTATTTGATACCGATGGCATAGTTAAGATTATTCAAGATAAAAACTTTGCTTCGGACGGAATCGTTACTACCAATGCGGTCATAAGGGTTAGGCAATCAACGGGAGCAATTCCTGACAATACGATAATTTCTAATTTAAGATTCAGTTCTGATGATGTTGTGAACGGAACGAATAGGGTTGGTATCCCGACATCGGGAACGGATTTTAGCTATTGGAAATCATTTTATTTGGATGCTCTAACAAGTCCGATAGGGACAATAAACAATATCAAGTTTTATACCGATGGCGGTGTTTTCGGCAATGGAGTTTCGGTAAAAGGAAATACCGCCAGTGCCTATACGCAGGCGACTGACAACAGAGAACTCACGACAAGCTCCTATCCTGCTCTTGCTGGTGCTCCAGTTGATATTGATGACTTTGTAATAGGGTCGCCCCTTGTTGTCCCGGGTTCAATAAGCAATCCGTCAACTGGCAAAATATCCGACTGGGTTGTTTTACAGGCGAATGTTTCTTTTAACGCAATACCAAATGCCCAGTCGGCAGAAGTATTTTATTTTCAGTTTGACGAAACTTAAGTTTAGATAATATGGCACAGAAAATCTTAACCGCCCACGGCAATGCTCAACTAAGCACAGCCCAAAAAGAATTTGGGACTGCTTCTGGTATTTTTAACGGTACAAATAATACACGAGTAAGTACTCCCGATGATACTGACTGGGATGCCACAGCTGATGATTATACGGTTGACTTTTGGGTCATGCCAGCGACGAACCCAACTGGAGGTACTCATCCTGCGCAACTAATAGGTCAGATTCAGGTTGATGCGGATGGAAACTGGTTTATCTATCTTTATTCAGACAGAACCTTAGCTGTCGGTAAGACTGGTGTATCGGAACTTCAAACTGGTACTTTCAAATTAACTGCGGATGTTTGGCAACACGTTGCAGTTACCAGAACTCAATCTACTGGCACGACCAAAATCTATGTAGGTGGTGTGGAAAAGGCATCGGGAACAGGAAGTTATTGGAATAATGCAACTGGAGTTTTAAATATCGGTGGCGAACCCGATAGTACTGATAATTCTTATATTGGTTACATTGATGAAATAAGAGTATCAAAAGGAATTGTTCGCTGGACTTCTGGTTTTACTCCGCCGACTTCCGCATATACCACCGATTCGTATACGAAACTTTTGATGCACTGCGATGGGACAAATGGTTCAACGACATTTATTGATGATAGTGTGGCGGCGGCAACGAATAAAACATTTACTTCTGATGGAATCGTAAAGACAAAGAACATAGATAAGACCTTCACTACCGACGGGAAGATGAAAGCGTCCTCCGATAAGACCTTAACTTCGGATGGTAGGGTTAAGATTGTTCCCAGCGAGTTGTGGGATAACGATGGAATCATATTCGGCACGAATGATAAAGGATTTACTACCGATGGAATAGTTAAAGAGGTTCAAGTTAAAACGATTACCTCTGATATTCTGCTTTCAACGAACAAAGCATTTACCTCTGACGGGATAGTTAAGGCAACCGCAGACAAAGGATTTGCAACCGATGGCATTGTTAAAATCGTTATTGATAAAGGATTTACTAATGACGGGATAGTCAAAGCTTTCAGTGATAAGGGGTTTGGAACTGACGGAATAATTCTTGTTGTGGTTGACAAAGGATTTACTTCTGATGGGATAATTTTAGTAATTTCCGATAAGGAGTTTACGACAGATGGAATTGTCTTGATAGTCGTGGAGAAAACTTTTGATACTGACGGAATAATAAAAGTCCTTGACAATGACAAGCAATTCACCACGGATGGAATAGTTGTAATGGTCTTTGATAAACAATTTACGAATGATGGCATAATCCTTACCATAAATGAAAAGTCATTTACGAGTGATGGTTTAATACTGGTAGCAACCGATAAAGAGTTCACAACTGACGGAAGAGTATTACAAATTGGCGACAAATTATTCAGTTCTGATGGTATCATAGTTGTGCCTTTCGTAGATTTTTCATTTACAACTGATGGAATTATTTTCGTTGTAGGTGGAAAAACTTTTACCACAGACGGGATTGTAGCCGTTCTGACAGATAAAAACTTCACAACTGACGGAATAATTGTTCAGCCAGTAGGCCCGTATATTACTTTTAGAGACGACAGCAATCCGTCCGTTGAATTGACTTCAATTACCTATCCCCAGACCAAAGATGGCGTTGTCCTGCCTGTTCTGCAAGGGGAACTCTCTGATATAATTAGATTCAGGATATACAATAATTGGAGCTTGGTTGTTGGGGCGGTTGCGGTATTCAACTGCAAGTTGACGACTTATGATGATGAAATTCATTTGACGGAGAATACCCCGCCTGTAAGTGGAAAGTGGATACGGGTTCAGGAGCTTGGTTATGGAGAGGGAACTGCCCAGCCAGGCAATCTGACCAATTACGCTGGAACGGATATACCAGTCGGAGGGGGTTCACAGGTCTTGATTCCAGAAAGAGGAAGCAACGGAAGCGGTAGTCCGATTATCAGAGCAAGCAGTTCGCTGTTAGGGTTTTTGAGATTCCAGACCTATGCCGAGCTTCCGCCTGCGGTAGCGGCCGCAAATTACGCAGTAGCTTTAGTATTTGAATATGAATTTGTAATATGACCGATTTAACATTCACAACGGATGCGGAAATAAAAATTGAAGGTGGTCTTGGGATTACGCTTGATGTTTCAAGTTACAAGTGGCTAACCCAGCCGCTTTTGGCCGCCCAGCAACAATATGCCGTCAGGCCGTATATGAAGGTCAAGATTATTGACGATTCAATAATTTATGACCGAGAACTTATTTTACAAAATGATTACTCAAAAGAGTCGTATGGTAAGGCAGTTATTGCCCCGGATGGCAAGATTCTGGCAGCTGGTCGGTTGGCTCCGATGCACGTCGCCACAGCATTGGGTTTCTGGAAGATAACGGATGGAAGTATCCCGGCTCAATGGGAGAATCCGCCAGCCGTTACGCTTGATACCATTTTCAAAGGTCAGGCAACGATAGAAGTCTCCGATTGGATTAACGGGCAGTATGTCATAGATATTTACTGGCTCAAGATAAACGGCGGAACTTCCCACTTTGAAATATGGTACAGCCGTTCTACCGACAGCGGGGCAACATTCAGTTCGGGAACGCTCCTTTGGGATACGGGGGTTACTTCGGGGAGTGCCGATGGCAACATATCGGTTGCCGCAGGCAAGCCTCAGCTTCAAGCCGATGGGACGGTAAACGGAGCGGTCTTTTGGACAAAAGTCGGAGGCAGTAGCGACCAGATTGAATCTATTGCTTACAAGTATTTCAACGGAACAAGCTGGGATAGCGGAGAAACCTTGTGGTCGCCGAAATTTGTTGATACTTCGGAGTGGTTGCTCCACAGCTTAGATGTTTTCACTCACGACGGAGCTTACGATATTATCTTTTCTGGCTACCATAAGCTTCTTGAATCAACGAATTATAACTTCTCTCTTTATCAGACCCAGCTGACAAAATTAAATGGGGATATAGCGAAAGATATTTGGCAACCAGCCAGAGAAGTTTTGGCTTCATTATCGCCCTCAACGACGAATCGGAATAGTTATATTTACCCGACTTTCAATTTTGACGGAGAAAACCTATGGCTGGTCTTTCAGGGGCTAACGGTGGATACAATGTCCGAAAGCAAAGCCGTAGCTCAGAAAACCAATTACTTTCTTATGAAGTCCGTTGACTTCGTGAACTTCAGCTACCCGACCGCCATCGCAAAGCCAGCCGCTGATAATGCTTATGGGCTTGAATTTGTTGATGTTTTGAATATAAACATATCTGCTGGAATCATTAGAACAGCGTGTAGTTTCGTTAAGCAAGGCAATTACTATTTCCTTTCGGGCAATGCGGCCTTATGGCGATTTCCCCAGAAGAACATCGTCGCCGATGTCAGCTTGGATGTTGTTAAACTGAATATCCAAGAATCCGCAGGCGCACCCTCGGCATTGACTTTGGAAATCGGAAACCAGAATAGCAAATGGGTCGGCCCAAGCCCGACAGAAACGGGGTATCAGGCAATCGCCAAGAATAAGAAGGTAATGATTTATCTGGGGTATTACAATGCCGATGGCATTCCCGAAGTTGCGCCCAGAAGCACTTTTTTGATAGATGATATTCAGCAGAATGTTTCGTCTAACAGGAATGATTTGATAATCACGGCCAGAGATGACTGCAGTAAAAGAGCCAGAGTAACGGTTACGAGATTTCCGTATTCTTTTGAAGGAGTTGATTATTATGCTGATAGTTTTGATGGTTCAACGCTTAGCAACTGGAATCAGATGAACGGCACCTGGGAGGAGGAATCAGAAGTTACAGGAGCTTATCCGCCATTTCATTGGATAGAAACAACAGAGTTGATTGGGAGTAATGCCCGCAATCCAGGCAACGATGTGGCGTTAATCACCCTATCTGGTTTTTCTATAAAGAGGTCGGAAATGATGAACTGCGTGCTTTTCAAAGTCCCCGCTGTGCCTTTTGGCGGTATAGCTGGAGAATACAGGCATTCCATAGTTTATGCTTATTGGCAGGATGAGGACAACTGGTTGAGAACCAGAATCTTTGTTGAAAACGACAATCCGACTGATGTGTTTGGCATCATTGAGTTATCCGTGGCTGGGGTAATTACAACACCAGTTCCAGAGTGGACTTTCTCGACTTCGTTTCCAGGCGGAGTGAGCAACATTCAAGGATACATTTTTCCGCTTCTGATTCAGCAATTTGCTTTTACCAAATATCGGTTTACTTTCGGTCGTCCCCAAGCAACTGTAGGTTCTCCGCCAGATTCGGCGAATAATCTTGATATGTTTGAACCCTATGCGAATCAAAAGGTCTTTGATGTTGACCTTGATTTCGTTACCAATGGAATAAGCCCGACTCCAAAGACACTTGCCCTCGGTGCGGCGGCGTGGAGGCCAGAGTTCAGGCATTTCAAGTTTTGCAATTATGACGAATCGCTTAATATCAAAGAGTTGATGACCAATCTTGCTACTAAGGCAGGAACTTTCAAGTATCAGTTTGAGAATCTTTTTGAAGACAGGTTTTTTGATGCATCGCTTTGGTCGGGGACATTTACGCTTGATAAGAGGAAACTGACAATGACCGCCAATAACGAGGTCAGGAGAACAACGCCAGAAATAGCGGATGGCGAAGTTGAGTTTGAAGCAAAATTAGTCCCGACTGACCCCAGTTCGGATTATGGGTTTGATTTCATTTTCCGAAGCAAAAATTTTTCAGCTTACCAGAATTATGACCATAGGTATCTTGCGAGGATTCAGAAGCAAGGCACCGATGTAATTTCCGCACAGTTCTGGAGGAACGGGGAAGTTATTTCCACTCCCGATACGATGTTGATAAGCACTGCTCACGAAGTTGATTCGGGGGCGCCGACAGCTCCGATTTACAGCAATTTGAACATTGATTTGACGCAGTATCATAAGTATAAGGTTCTGTATGTCAAGAATTGGGTATCCTTGTTTATAGACAATCAACTCGTCTTGGCGTGGTATGATGACGAACAGATGAAGATATTGCTCCAAACACTTGGCGGATTGCCCGAAGCGTTTGCTAACGGCAAGATAGGATTCAAAACCCTTGCTAATACAACTCTTGTTGTTAAATCAATTAAGAGCACGATGTTCTTTCCGCAAGTTGCCGCTTTCGGTTTGAGCCCAGGAGACGATATTGACAGCTCCATTGGACATCTGATTGAGATTTTGAGGTCGTGGCATTTCTCGGATTTGTTCGGCAGATTCAAAGCGGTGGTTTTGAAATCAACAGACCCGTCAAGTTATTCATATCAAGACCAGCTTTGGATGCACAGCGCTGACCAGTCGGACAAAGAGTATGCTAACCAAGTAACTGTTGTCGGCGATGGCGTGTCTGCGGTAGCCAGAGACAATCCATCTATCGGCTTGAATGTTTTCACAAGGGAGGCAATCATTGTGGATTACAAAATTACGACCTTGAAAGATGCCCAGACCAGAGCCCAGAACGAACTTAACGATTTTAACAAGTTTAATTCCCAGATTGACCCAAAGCAGATAATAAATCTTGGGGCGGAAGTTTTTGATGTCGTCCACATAAAGGATGTTGGCCTCAATTCATCGGGCATAGACAAGGATATGAGAGTTTACAATCAGACAATAAATGTTGACGGACATTCAAACGATTATAGTATCCAGCTTGGCACTGGAACAATTATCTGATGCAAATCCCATTTCGCACAGTTTTTAAGCAAACCCAGTACATCACTGCCCGCGCGACATTTAAGAAGGGCATTTTGGCGAAGGTTTATCCTGACACCGCAACCGCCGATGTAACCATTGTCGGAAGCACCCAATCTATTTTAAAGAACATTCCGATGAGTTCGGCGGTTGACCCAAGCGATGCCAAAATAGGGGATAGATGCAGGATAGATATGTTTGATGAATCCAATCCTTCGGACAGCGTTATTGCGTATATTTATGGGCGGAAGAAATCAGCTGCGTATGGCGGAAGTGGCAGTGGCCCAAGTGAGGGAATAGGCAGTGTCCTAAGTTTTTTCAGTGCTTGGAATAATGAATTCTGCAATCTTGGTCGTATCGCAGGGCAGTGCGTGGATATTGCGAAACAATACTTCCAAGATATTTTGGGGCTTCCGATATTCATTGGAAATGCAATTGATTATTGGACTAATTTACCACAAGGATTTACCAAGATTGTAAAGACCCCGACCAACTTTCCTCAACAGGGCGATATTATCATTTGGAGTAAGACTTTGGGGCAATATGGCCACATTTCAATCTGTTCGCAAGCCGATTTGAATAGTTTCACTTCTTTTGAACAAAACTGGCCTAAAGGAAGTCCTTGTCATTTTATGAGGCATACCTATAAATATGTGTTGGGTTGGCTTCGGAAGAAAGACGGGATTTAATTGGTATAATTAAGATAATAATATGGCAGATAATTTTAGGATTAGCGTTGAAAAAAGGTTGACCCAGCTTGATGATAAAATCGTATCTTTCAGCAAAACATTTGATGATTTTGTTGTTAATCATTTCCAGAGCTTGAAAGACGAGGTGAACGGAATCAAGAGAGCTTTGTATTGGGCTATCGGGGTGCTCATCACCACGCTGATAAGTCTGGTGGTTTTTCTATTAACTAAAGCTTGGATTAGATGACGATTTACCAAAACATTTAGCAAATGATTGTCCACGCCAGACAATTCGGCAAAGGGTGCATTCCGACACCGCCGCAGGTCAAGGCGAAACATTATCGCCTTGCCGCAGTTCCTGTCAGACCCGTTGATTGGGAGAAAGGGTTTAATGTTGAAAACGGGTTTGTTCTGCCACAGAGAAATCAGGACGGCTCAATGTCCTGCACGGCGCAGGCGACTTGCTATTATTGCGAAGCGCAGGAAAGGGTTGAAAAGAATAAGATTGAGCTTTACAGCGCCAGATTCAATTACTCCCAGAGTTTTATGCCCGAAGGCGGAACGTATATCTGGAAAGCAATGGCAATCCCGCTGTCAAAAGGATTGGCAAGCGAAGGTTCTGTTCCTGACGGGGATAGTTCCGAAATCGCGATGAGGGATAAATCTCTGAATGATAAAGCGGCAATAGAAGCAAGAGCCGAGAAATACGCCCAGATAGATTTTAATGATGACCCAGATTTTCTGGCGAATATCATTGAGGATTATCACGGCTTTGTTTCTGGGTTCAACGGAAAGAACGATATGTTTTCGCCAGACGGAACGGCTAATATAATTGACCATTCCGATTGGGGACACGCCGAATGGTTTGGCGGTTATCTGTTGAGAGACCATAAGGACAAGCAGGGCAATTTAGTTCACCCGAAAGAAAAAACAATAAAATCTAAAAATAGCTGGACGGGTCAGTGGGGCGACAATGGCTACGGCTACTTCCCCGAATGTTTTATTAAGGCGAAGGGTTTGTTTGACGCCTATGTCTATGCCGACCTGATTGACCTTGACCCGCTGTCAATTCCAATGACAGACGACCAACTGGAAAAGTTATGGCAAGCGGTCTTCAAGAGGTCAATTGACCCGAATGGTTTGAGTTTTTATAGGGGCAAATCTTTTGATGTCGTGATAGCCGATGTTCTGGTTTCAAAAGAGAATCTGGAATACGGCAGGATATTTCAAGCGGTAAAGCAAATGGAAACCGATATTAGAAATGGTCAATTCTAAAAAAGAAAGCGAGGTGAAATATGAAAGTTTGGTATAAATCAAAAGTAATCTGGCTGGCCGTTCTCCAAGCGGTTATAGGTCTGACAATGGTTGTCAGTCAGCAGTATCCAGGAATCGGCGTTATCCTGACGATAAAGTCGGTTCTGGATGTGATATTAAGAGTCGTTACTGACCTGCCGATTGTTGAGAAGGCCATTCCAAAATAGCATATTAAGAAATTCGTTACGGGGTTGATTGCGACTTCAGTAGCGATGTATGCCTTCTTTGCGAGGGCTGATACCGTAAACGAGCCGCCCAAACCCCAAGTTAGTTATCCGTATATTACAGAAGCATATGTATATGCGGTTAATACGATTACCGATTTCTATAAACCAGTAGGAAACGGGCAATGCGTGGATTTCATAAAGGCACACGGGTATGAAAAGTATAACGGGAACGCAAAGCAATGGATTGATTACATCAATGCCGACAAACCAGAAGTCGGAGGCGTTGTAGTTTTGAGTGAAAGTCGGCTCGGCCATTTGGCTTTGATAAAGGGGGTAACCAAAGAGGGCGTAGAAGTCGTGGAACAAAATTACGAAGGTTTGTATAAAGTAACTGAACGGATTATTCCGTTCAGTTACGAGAAAATAATCGGTTATATTCTAAGATGAACCTGATTGAATCGTTTGAGCAAGAAGTAAAAAACGACCTTGAATCCTTCAAGAAAGTTTGGCGTCGGGTTACCAAGCAGGACAAGGGCGATGTTGTCCGCTGGGACAATGAGGAGTTTCAAGTTGAGGATGTCAGGGAAGTCCCGAAAGAGCTTAAAGACCGAGCCGAACCAGGGGAGAAGCTTTACACTATTTGCAGGTTTGAACCTGTCGCTGGAATGAAGCTGAAAGTTCTCTGCCATAGGATAACGGCACAGCCAGGGGAGTTAAAGTAACCCAAGACAGCCAGAATCGTTGCTACGCCGTTTTAAGGGACTAACCTAATACCTGAATCATTTGAGCAACTCCTTTCGGCACAGCTCGTTTTAGAGCGTTTTAGAGCGTCCCAAGAACATCAAAAAGACCCACGAAAAGAGGTCTTGACAAACCCATAGAAATATACTAAACTTATAATATAAGCTTGACACCGAAAAGAGGTCGTTTATACTTATAATATAAGCTTGACACCGAAAAGAGGTCGTTTATACTATAAACAATACCATTAGGCGATTAAGATAAGTAGTCGCAATCTATTCTTAACCGCCGAAAGCGGTTTTTGTTTATTACAATTACAATGAAGAAAAAAATTACAAAGAGAACCTATTGGTTCAAAAGCAAAAGCGATGGTCGGAAATGGCATAAGACAATTCGGTTTCGCGATAAAAAAATTGTTTGCTTTTGCCCCGGATTCGTAATTAACCGAAAATGTTGGCACAGTAAACAAGCTCAGCTATGGAAGTGAAAAAAACAAAACAAAATAAGAAATACAAATGCGTTATTTGCAAAGGCGAATTTTCTGGGTTCGGGAATAATCCCGACCCGGTTAAGACTCGCGGGCGATGCTGTGATGTCTGTAATAGCATCGTTGTTCTCCCTGCCAGATTGAATTTGATATTATACCCAAAAAAACGGATGTCTTGACAAAGAATTAGAAAAGGTTTATACTAATAATAACATATTACTATGACCACAAAATTAAAGAATCCCAAAAACATATACAAGAAGGGCGAAATGATATTGAATGTAGCCCATTGGCCCGCAATCGTAATGGAAGGAACCAGAGGCAATGACCCAGAGATAATCAATATGGTTGAGGTCTATGGATTCGCCCACGAATGCGGTTCAATTTATACGAATGAGGTTATCGCCCGATTAACCAAAGAAGATTTTGTCGCTTGGAAAAAGGTCAATGGCTATGATGAAAAAGAGCCGCAGTATTTCAAAGGAGAATTGATTGACAAGCAAGCCGAGTAAAATCGGTTTGTTTGTTTTTTAGAAATGAGAACAAAAATGAAAGATTACGAAAATAGAGTTCAGATAATTATTGATATGTGGGATGAGCATACTCTTAAAGAAATCGGAGAAAGAATAGGCGTAAAAAAGCAAAGAATCTATCAAATAGTTGCTAAGTTAAGAAAGTTCGGATTGCCTGTCCCGCTGAAAAGATGTCCGACAATAGATTGGCAGAAAATAATAGAGAGAAATAAGGATAAGTTCAAATAATTAGAGAGGAGGCGAAATATGAAAATTACATTAAAAGACGGAACGTTGATTGAAAGAAGCGCAGAGGAAACATTGCCGTTGGTTAAGGCGCTTGCTTCGGCGGAAGTGAACGAAGTTTCAAACGGCAAGGGCAGATGTGTTATTTGCCACAAGCCGATTACGGCTTCGGGCAGATATTTGCTTTGCGGCGACCCAGAGTGCACAAGAGCCCGCAATGCGTGGCACGCCCGAAGATATGGTGCAAGAAAGAAAACGGAGAAGCGATGCCCAGATTGCGGCAATTGGATTAAGACCATTCCCGTAATTGGTCAAGACGGGAACGATAGCGAAGTTGAAAAAGGACACGACCCAAATTGTCCTCAAAATGTAAATGACTAAAAAAATAGTAGCGATTGATATTAACTTGAATAGAGTAGAATCAAGAGGAACAGCTTATTACAGGATACACCCCGAACTTAGAAACTTCATTGAGATATGCAGAAAGAAATATGATGTCGTGGGATTTGAATATGATAACAGTTTGAATTTCGGGATTATTCTGGGTAAGAAAAAACCAAAAACAAATGGAACTGACAAATGAACAAAGAGAAAAAGCAAGAGCGATGCTGATTAACTTAGTCGCCTTTTGCACATTGATGGAAAACGGTAATGGTATTTTAGGCAAGTCGCCCGATTATGTGATGGAAAAGTTCCAGCGCTATGTCGGCAAAAGCGATGATAGTTGGAAGTGGGGTTTGGATAATAATAACCAGTCCAAGGTTCGGCAATGGATTGAACGTTGGGCAAAACCAACGCACAATGGAAACTAAATACATTGAAAGGAAACTCAAACTTAAAGGGGAAGGGAAATTAAAATGAGACAAGAATTCAAAATTGAAGGGGAGCATATGAGCACTTACGATTTAGGGCTTGCCGCCGCTTTGATAACGGCGGGCTTTGAACTTGTTTCACTGGACAAGACCATACCACGGAAAGTCCAGTTCGTTTTTCGCCGAGATGCCGATATTGAAAAGGTTGTCGGCGACTACTGGGCTGACCGCTTGGAGGTTAAAGCGAGAGCATTTTTTGACAATACGAAAATGATAAAGAACCGCATTTACAGCGAGTTGGAATAACTATGGACGACAAAAAAATCAACAGCGAAAAATTGAAGAAGTTGGGCGAGAAATTATTTGATGAGGTTCTGAAGATATTGGATAAACACAGAGAAGCCATCAGAAAGGAAGTAAAAGCCACACCCGAAGATATGGAAAAAGGAATGCTTAATCCGCTTATCAGGTTTGGAGTTCAAAAGGAGGCGGGGTTCGGCGTTTTGCTGTGGAAGTCGCTCGGGACGGGGAAGCGTCTGGAGAATCTCATTTGCGAAGATTCACTGATGGTCATTAAGTTACTCGGACGCATTTTGAGAGCGGTCATTCTTACTCACCTCTCGCAGGCGCCAGACAGAATCCAAGCGGCAAAGGAGATAACCAATGCTATGGATATGATGGAGGTAGAGATTAAAACTGGGACGGATAAGGAGCCGTCCAAATGCTAATAATATGACAAAACAAGAGATTAAGGAAAAAATAGAAAAGATAGTCGGATTCGCCAAAAAGCAATTTGCCGATGGCAAAGAGTTTCTGCTTATGATTGAGATTATCGGGATTGATAATGACAATAAGGTGGCTAACCTCGTTGTGGTTCTGGGCGATGAAAAAGCGCAGGAGAAAAGATTTGAGATTCTGAATAAACTGGGCAAGGAGATGGCGCTGGGCGTTTTTCCAGGCAGAGACAAAACGGGCAAGGAAATAAAAGTTACTCCGATGGTGATATTTATGTCATCGGAAGTTTGGATGTCCAAATACGACAAAGAGGTGGATATCAAGAATATCCCGATGCCGAGCCAAGACCCGAAAAGAGTTGAAGGGTTTAGCGTTGCGGCAAGCACGAGCGACGGCAAAACATACTTTCAAAGTTTTGAAATAAAACGGGGCGACAAGATTGAATTAGTCGGTGAAATCAATTTGAATGAAGGCGAAACCGAGAACAATCTGCTGGATGAATTTTGGAAAGGTTATTTTTCAATAGTTAAAAAAGCATAATAGATATGAAATATCACATACAAATAATTTATGATGACGAAAATCCGAATCGGATTTTGGTCAACGGGGATTCGCACAACAGGTGGCTTGATTTGGGCATCTTGATTGAGGCGGTTGGGACAATGATGGGAATTGAAGCCAATGATTGGCAGAACCCGAAAGGCATTAAGACGAAAGAAGAACTGGTTGTTTATGTCAAAAGCTACATAGACAAGGTCGCCAAAGATTACGGCAAGAGTTTTGAAATTAAAGCGGAAGGAAATTAGTATGAAACTCAAAACCAAAAACCTGTTTTATCTCGGCAAGCTAACCTGCAAGCTTTGCGGTAAGACCTTTCATCACCTCGGTTCGCATATTTGGCATAAGCATAAAATCCTTGCCTATGAATACAAGGAGCAGTTTGAACTGCCATTCAGAGAAGCTTTAATTGACATCAGCGTTTATGAAAAAAAGAAAACACATTTTGAAGAACATAGAAAAAAGTATATGGGCAATCTTAAAAAAGCCGGCAGGAAATATCAGTTCAAAAAAGGGCATACTGGACAACGAAGGATAAGCCAAAGCGAACGGAAAAGGTTTATAGAGCGGATTAAGAGAGTGAATAGACGGAAAGAAAAGCTGAATCCCTGTCCCGTTTGCAGAATAAAGTTCAATGATGTTGCGGCGCATTTGTATACTAAACATCGGCTTATTAAAGTATGAACTATACGAGCGTAATCCACTTGTATTACCGAAATGGAAATAAACAAGGATTATATTGAGCGAATCAAAGCCCGAAAGAAAGAGAGGAAATGGCAAGCCCATTACTGGCAACAGCAGGCGGTTGACTGCGCTGATAGCTTGGGCGACAAGAATTACGGAGTATACTTGCGGTTATTCAAAAAGTATGGTGTGGATAAGCTGTTGAGATGTCGGGACTGGGTGCTGAAAAATGCCAAGAAACCTGATAAAAACAGAGGGAAGTTATTCACAGCCGTTTATAAGAAGTTCCTTGAACCCCCAAAAGACCAATGAAATCAAAGCGAAATCAATATCCCCACAAGTTGTCCACTCGTTATCAAGGTTTGGGTATTGTCTGCCTAAAATGAGCGTCTATAATTTATGGCAAGAGACCTCAAAAAAAAACAGCCGACCGTGAACGCGTTACGGGCGACTGAAAAACCAAATAGGTTTTTTAAGAGTTGGTTTAGACCCCAACGCAATTTAGATTAGCAAAATCCTGAAAATAAAGCAAGGCCAAAAATCCCCTTCCCCCAAACCCCTATCCTCTTTGCTTCTAAGAGACCTCAAAAAAAACTAAATTAAAACTCAACTGATTTTATTTCAATAATGGCGGCGAAACGCAAAAAAATCAATAATTTGGAAGGCACGATTTTTGAAGATTTAATCGGGTGCGAAGTTTCATTTTTAGTTGACAATTTCAAACCGTATTCATCGGTAAAAGAAATTTGTCAATGTAATGAAGGCCACTAAAAGATTATTTAACCTTTGGCTAAGATTTAATAAAAGGTGCAAATGGTGTGGAAGAGAAACGATACTTCCTAAAGACGGGACTGATTCAAGATTGTGGGCGACAAGAGACCACTTATATCACAGAAAAGACAACAGACGATATAAGGCATTAGATGGTTCAGGTATAGTTCTTGCCTGCGGCGAGTGCAATGTAGAAAGAGGCCATAAAACTTATTGGAAAGAATTTAAGGGAAAAAATATCGTCCGATACAATCAAGAACTAAAGGAACTACCTAACTAATTTATGACTCCTGAACTAAATAAGATTTATTGCGGCGAAGCGCTAAAAGTTCTTAAACAATGGCCGGACGGATTCGCAGATTTGATCATTACTTCCCCGCCCTATTACGGCCTCCGTAAGTATGGCGATTATAAAGAACAGATAGGGTTAGAGAAAACTTTTGATGAATATCTTAAAAAGATTTTAGAGATTACAGTAGAATTAAAACGGGTTCTTAAAAAATCAGGACAATTTTGGCTTAATATGGGAGATTGTTATGGGGGGACAAGGTGGGGAAATTCACCGGGAACCGGAGCGTGGAACAATAGACATTTTAACGAGGCAAGTATAGTTCATCCAAAAGAAGACTTTGGCGGTTCTAAATGCCTAATGATGATGCCTGAACGCATCGCCCTAAAGATGATTGATGAACAAGGCTGGATTTTGCGCAATAAAATAAAGTGGGCGAAGCAAGTATTAGATTTCAAGGAAAAGAAAACCAAGGGAAGCGTTATGCCAAGTTCGGTAGAAGACAGATTTAATGAAAGCGGGGAAGAATTGTATTTTTTTGTTAAAAATAAAAAGTATTATAGCGACTTAGATGCGGTGAGGTTGCCAAATCAAGTTTTAGGAGTAACGGATTTTAGAGCCAGTGGTTTAGTTAGGTCGGCTGAATTATATCCAAATTCAAAATATGCCAAAGCAAAAAATCAGGGAAAAATTGATGGTAGAGTTTCAACACATATTAAGGCAAGCGACGAAGAAATAAAAAGATATAAAGAAAATTATATTGATGATGATAAAGGAGCAAGACGAGGAACGGGGGATTATCCCGACAGCAAATATCAGCAATGCCAATATAATCCACAATATAAATATAACGATAAAAAGGGAGAAAATATAACTCACGGAAAAAGTAAAATTGCTAATGAAATAGGATTAAGTTCTTTTGAATACTCGGCACTATTTCCCAATCCACTTGGCAAAAATCTTCCCACCATTTGGCTCATCCAGAGCGAACCGCATAATTTTCAAAAAGAGTATGACGTGGATATTGACCATTTCGCAATTTTCCCACAAGCATTAGTGGAAATACCGATTAAGTTTGGATGTCCCCCCGGCGGATTGGTATTTGATCCCTTTATGGGAAGCGGAACGACGGCGGTGGTAGCCAGAAAATTAGGAAGAAAATATCTTGGAATTGAACTTTCAAGTGATTATATTAAAATCGCTGAAGCCAGATTAAGGCAGGAACTCTTACTCTAATTTATGACTCCTGAAGATATTATAAACAAGGTGATATGCGGAGACGCATTAACGGAATTAAAAAAACTACCGAATAATTTTGCTAAACTAATAATTACCTCACCTCCCTATAATATGGGTGGTAAAAGTTTGGGGTATCAGCCGAGGAGTAAAATATCAGACAAACATTACGATGTTTATTGTGATGATTTACCGCCAGAGGAATATAAAGAGAAGATGTTTGAAATAATAAACTTGTGTATTAAAAAATCTAAATATACTTTCTGGAATATGCAGATGTTGGTTTCTACAAAAGATTTTATTGTTGATATGCTCTCTAATTTTAGAAGTAATTTTAAGGACATTTTTGTTTGGCATAAAATTGCAGTGTCCCAGATTATAAATAAACAGACCAACCAACCAGTTAGAATGGCAACGGGGTTTGAGTTTGTGTTTATTTTTGGGAAAGATAATACTCGGAATTTTACAGATGTTAATTTTCCGGCGAATAATTATGTCCCAAATATCAAAAAGTTTCACCATAAAGAAAATTTTGCAGAACATCACGCTACTTTCCCATTAGAATTACCGGAGTATTTTATACAACATTTTTCCTTTCGGGATGATATTATTTTAGACCCTTTTAATGGGACCGGGACTACTTGTGTCGCCGCCAAACAATTAGGCAGAAAGTATGTCGGCATAGAAATAAGCGAGAAGTATTGCAAAATCGCCGAAGCCAGATTAAGGCAGGAAATCCTACTCTGATGGAAAAACTAACCTCTAAATTCACCCCTCGCAAGAAAGTCGGCCAACGCAACTATTGCTATAATAGTTATCCACTTTTGCATACTTATGCCATTATGATATAATATGGATATGAATATAAAAATAAGAGATAAGCGAAACAGGGGATGGTTTTGGCTTGATAATGAATACTTAAATGGCTATGCAAGATATTTTGGGCCATCAGGAACTGCCATTTATTTATCCTTATGCAGACACGCAAATGCCAATCAAGAATGTTTCCCTGCTCAAGAATTGATAGCTAAAGAAAATGGTATTACCGGAAGAACCGTTAGGAAATACATAAAGATTTTTTCTGACTGTAAAATGATAGTAATTGAAAGAGAAAGAATGGGCGGGAAATGGAAAAATAATGTTTATACATTGGCCGATAAAAATGAGTGGGTTAAACCAGAGGAAATAGTTTCCTGTGGTGCTCACCAGAGGAAAATAACGACATCACCAGAGGAAAATAACGACACCAACCAGAGGAAACCATTTCCTACTAAGAATACTAATAAGAAGAATACTAATAATAAGAAAGAATTATTAAAATTAAAAAACCATTTAAGAGAAAAACTGAATTTTCCTATTTAAGGGGTAGATTATAATTTATGGAACTATTTAACTAATTTATGACTTATCCTTTCAATATGGGTTTATCGGGGTGATTGACAACATTAACCCAAAATCCATATAGTAATTAGCAACAGGTTGTCCACTTTGGGGGTTTGACCCCGATTGAAAAATCATATACAATTAAATAATAAGACACTTGATTGAGATAAGCGGTCAGGCATATACTTGTAAACAACCCCGCCGCTTATCTCGGTGGGGTTTTAGTTTTATGGAAAAAAAGCATATTAGTTACAGCCAGATAATAACCTTTGTAAAATGCCCTGCTCATTGGCTTTTCCGCTACATTTGTAATATAGTCGTGCCCCCGCCGTCCGCTATGATTCAAGGCCGCTCAATCCATAAGACATTGGCTCACGCTTACACTTACAAAAGGGCAAACGCAAAAGACATAGAAGAAAAAACATTTCTTGAAGTTTACGAGGGGGACATCAACAAGGAATTTGAAGAGGAAGTTGAATTCAAAGAAGGCGAGAAACCAGCAGACCTGATTGATTCGGGAGTGCGGGTATTGAGAGAGTATCGCCGAGAAAGAATGCCCCAAGTTATGCCCGTTGAAATTGAAAGCCGCTTTGATGTGGATTTTAAGAATACCGACTATTCGCTTGTGGGCTACATTGACTTGGTTGATGACAAAGGAAATGTAATTGACCATAAAACGACCCGCGCAACCCCCAATCAGGTGGAGATAAGTAATGACCAGCAGTTAACCGCCTATGCTTTGGGCTATCGGGAAACATTCAAGAAGAAAGAGAAAGGACTTCAGCTGGACTATTTGGTAACGACAAAGATTCCGAAGATAGTCGTAATGAAGACCCAGAGAGGCGAGGAGGACATCAAACGCTTTCTGACAAATGTCGCTTTAGTCAAGAAAGCAATAGACGAGAATAACTTTTACTGCATCCACTCCAGCAACGATTGGACTTGTAGGGCGAATAACTGCGGATATGAAGCCCGCGGATACCATAAGGAGTTATACAGATTAGGAGTAAATAAGTTTATAGAAAAATACGGCCGAGGCGGAACAGCCACTGAAATAATTCCAGTAGAATAAGGCGAAAGACAAATTATGAAAAAAGACAATTTACGGATAAGATGGTTAAGAAGATTCTGTCGGAAAGGCATAGTCCATTCGGATACATTATGGAGATATGCCTTGCGCGGACGAGAGGGGTTTTGTCCTCATAGGAATAGAAAACCGTATATGTGTATTGATTGTGGCGCATTCTTTTCGCCTGCCATAAGATGTGTTTTGAACGATAGGGATGCTTTAACTCATAGCCAGTTGGATGATATTGAACTTTATTTGAATTCAAGCTGTCAAAGCTTTTGGATAAGACCAACAAGTTAATGCAGGAGCAGGACGAGCTGATAGATAAAATGTTAGCCAATATAAAAAAAATAATGGAACACGGCGATGGCGTTCTCAATGAACACCAAAGGTCGGACGCCGCGGAGAAAAAGCAACCAGCAAAATGTTAAGACAATGTATAAAAAACAATTCAAAAAAGCGGCAACGCCAGAAGTAAAGAACAATTCAACGCCAGAGCCGTCAAGGGCATTGGTCTTGAATCCAAGCGGTGAGATTGTAGTTACCCAGCCGATAATGCCGATAATGACCCCAAAGCAAGCCAGAGATATTTATACCCAGTATCAGGAGTTATGCGAAGCGATTATTACCGAAGGGGACATTGTGGACATTAAGGGCAAGTGGCACCCGACAAAGCAATTCGCCAATAAACTGGCTCGGATGTTCGGTCTGAATGTTGAGATTGTCAAAGCTGAGAAGGAGGCAGTAACCAAGAGGGTTACCAATCCAGACGGGTCTGTGAAGGACAGCACGGTAGTCGGATGGCACATAGTTGTCAGAGCAAGCGCTCCGAACGGCCAGTATCGGGATGGAGACGGACACTGCTCATCAACGGAAAGACAGTTCGCCCATTGGTTCCACGACATTTATGCCCAAGCGGTAACGAGAGCAAAGAACAGAGCGATATTGGAACTGGTCGGTATGGGGACAATCAAGGGCAAGAAAGGCAAAGTTGTTGAGCAGGTTTCAGCGGAGGAAATTGAATCTGCCGTTGAGCCAAAGACGGGGAAGCCGATAGAAGAGGTTGAAATCCCCGTAATAAATTAGCGGCGCAGGAGAAGATTCAAGTAGTTTGGAAAGGAGGTGCATTATGGGAACAGTATTTTGGTTAGCAATTTGGCTTAGCGCAATTTTGGTTGCTCGGGAGATGGCCATCAAGAGAGGACGGAATGTCGCTTATGCCATCGCCGCAGGTATTTTGATAGGTTGGCTCGCTCCACTGTGGTATTTAATAGTGGGCGATAGCAAGGAATTAAAAAGAGCAAAATTAGTTCAAGCAATGCGAGTAATTAAAAATGAAGAAGAAGAAATCAAAATCAAAAAAGAGGAGAGTAAAACGGGCGGAGTATAAATTTATTCTGGTCGGGGAAAGACCAGTCCCAGAACCCAATTTGATGAAGTGGGCGAAGTGGATTGAGAATACAAAGAATAGAATCATCAGAGGGGAGAATGTCGGTAGAAGGTTCTGGGTCAGCACCGTATTTCTCGGGTATGATTCCAACTTTTCTCTGCGGAGCAAGAGGCCAGTTCTATTTGAGACGATGGTGTTCAGTCGGCGAATGAGTTACCACACTTATAAGGGCAGGAAGTTCCCGTATTGCAAGTCGTTTGACGATTATTCCCAGAGATACCACACTTGGAAAGAGGCCATTAGAGGACACAACAAGACGGTCAAGTTGCTCAAATTAAAAGAATTAAGATGACCCCACACGAGCTTAATAAGGTATTTAACAAATATCGCCTCAATGCGGTTCGCCACACCGTGAACATAAGTTGGATTCTGCGTTCAAGGGAGATTACCAACGAGCAAGAGCTGGCGAAAGAAGTAGAAGCGAGGATAAAAAACAATCTGCTCTGTCGGGTAATCATATTTGACTACTCGGTCAAGATTAAGAGCTTATTTGACTTGTCGCATATTTTGCAGATGCTTTGCCAGTTTGAAGGGTTCATCGCCTCGGCAACGGAGTGCTACGAGTATATCTACAAAGTATTCGTAACGGATAGCTGGCTCGGCTTTGTCAGGGAGAGAAAATGCGTTGAGCTATTGAAACCGAGTTATCCGACGGCGAGGTTAAGCGGAGCAGATGAGGATTTGAAATACGCAGTGGATATTATTATCCCGGAGGAGTTCGGGGTTCAGTTAAAACCAGAAAGCTACAAAGCGTTTAATATGCAAAGCGACTTGAACAAATCAAAGAACGCCAAGTATGGATTACCAGTTTATTATGTCTGGTATGACCGCAACGGCGAGTTTGATTTTTCAGAGTTGCCAAATATAGAAGAGCGTTAGGGCTTACAGGGTAAACAAAATTGACTACGAGGAAGGCGAGACATTCAATTTGTGGCACGATACAGGTTTGGTAGAATTCTTTGATAAGGAATATAACTTCTTTGAAGGGCTGAACGAAGGCACGGGTATTATTGAGTTGCCCGTGAAAGCACTGGAAGAAGCGGTCAAGTTATTGAAAAAGGATTTGAAAGGAAAAGAGCTGTCCAATTTAGCCGTCAGTTCAAAAGCGGATACCGAATATCTTGTTGAGCGTCTGATGCGGGATATAGAGTGGGCGAAGAAGCGCAAAGAGGATTACATTCAGTATTATTGCTTCTAATATGAAAGAAGTAATCGCTTATATTTTGGGCGTTCTATTCGGCCTCGTTATCGGCTATCTTGTGGGCAGATTGGATAACTGGAAGTTTTGGCAAAAATAATCCCAGAGAAATATAAAAGCAATTCTTAATGAAAAAAGAAATGAAGATTCCAGTAAAAGTGGTCTTCAAAGAAGAATGGGCAAAAAAGGAATATCCCAACATAAAAGTAGAGGAGTTCGCCATTATGCCGAGCGGACGAATTGTGGTTATGGTTGAAATGCAAAAGGGTTTTCCAGAGTCCTTGTGGTTTGATACAGATGGCGATAATCCAAAATCAAAACTAATTTTTAGAGAAATATAAAAGTAATTCTAAATGAAAGAAGAAATAATAAAAAAATTCAAAAGTAAATATAAGGATAGTTCTCTGTTTAATTCTTGGGACGACTGTGAAGAAGACCTTATCAAATTTATTAGTAATGTTTACGATGTGGCATATAACTTGGGAAGGTCGTTAGAACCTAATCAAGATAAAGAAATGAAAAAGAAAACAAAAACAATAAAGGCGTGGGCAATAATCGGCAAGAAGAATCTTACTAAGAATCTCAAAATTAGAGAATACGGTGTTTTGAATATAGCGATTTTGGCGATTTTTAATAAGAAAAAGCAGGCGTTGGGAGATTGCAGCGGATATGAAAAAGTTGTTCCTGTTGAGATTGTCTTTAACTTCAGTTGATTAAAATAAAGGATTGGCAAGTTGAGTGCTGGGGAAGGTGAGGAGGGCGTAAAAAATGCTCTTGCGGGGCCAAGATGACAACTTTAGCCCTTAAGATGCGTCGGTCGTAAGTCCGCCAGTCCGCCTTTCGTCAAGGAGTAACGGGAATTGGGAAACCCATCCCCGGCACCCAGCTTATCAGTCCCTAATTAGAACCATGTATGGTAACAAACTATATAACAAGTTGGACAGATGCAAGTAGCATAAATACTTGGTCAACAGGTATTACGGCTGTTATTTTCTGCAGAACTCGTAGAGAAATGATTAAAGAAGTAAAGAAACTTCTTAAAAGAAAGGAAGTTGACCCCCGAAGTATTAGGATTTTTGCTTTAATGGGCGGAGCAGAGGTGGTTAAAAAATAAAAAGCCAAAATCTTTAAAAACCCAACTACGAGCACTCAAATGGCCATTAGAACCTAATTAAGATAAAGAAGATGATTTACGATACAGCAGGAAATAAAATATATGAGCCGATAAGTTGTACTTGTTGCCAACAAGATACTGCTGGTAACCACGAGTGGAATTGTCCGAACAATCCAAATAAGATTAAAACTATGAAAGATAACCCAAAACAAAAAGTAGAGAACACTGCCCAGCTGGATTGGGAAGAAACATTGCAAGGTTTCAAAACCTCTATGTTTTGTGTTTTGCGAGCAGTAAAAAGTGAGAATGTAATCAAAGACCATAAATCAAGAGTAAATAAATTATTTGACCTTATCCCTTGCCTCCTCAACGAGACCAGAGAGAAGGAAAAAGAAAAAGCAATAAGTATCGTTCAAAGTTTTGAAGTTCCAGAAAGCGTTAAAGTAATGCCCGAAAGCCAGAAAGTAAAAAAAGAGTGGCAAAATCTAATTGTGAGATTGATTGTGGAAAAACTAAAATCCCTAACCGTTATTCAAGAGGAAAGATTGCCAATGTGGTTAGACCCGATTTGGGTGGCAAGACATAAATCCTGCGTAGTTCATTTGGCTATATTTGATAAAGAATTGAATATCCAGTTTATTACAAGCCACGAAGAAGGCAAAGGACACGCTTCGGAAACGATTGAGGAGTTGATAAAATGGTGCAAGGAAAGGGAACTGAAATTGGTTAGTAGTTTGCCGATAAGCGAGGCGTGGGCACATTTGTGCAAAAAGTATAAGCTGAAAGTTTATGGACTATATTAAAAAAGCTGAAGAAACGGGTATAATGAGAATACCGACTGGTATGTGCGAAATTGTAGCTGGTTTCTTTGGTTCTTGTTTGAGATGTCAAACTTAACTGATGAGGATTATTCACAACAATTCTCGGCTGGTCGTAATTACGGCATATTGGTCGGAGAATTGTATTTTGACAGCTGGCGACAAGCTTTATACGCTTAGACGGAAGCTTGGGGCGTAGCCCCGTGGGAAGCGATTTCCGTTTGCTGTCGCCAGATGTTAGAATGTATCTATCAGCAAATCAAAAAATGGCTTATCTATTATGTTTTTAGCAATCGTTTCGGTAAATTGACAGAATAGCCAAATAACTGAAATAATGAGGTATTTATGATTAAATACTTATGTGATGTGAAAGATTGCGGTAAGGAAGCGGGTTATCCAGAAGGCGAGAAAGACTGGGTTAGCCAAGAAATGGTTGACATTCGTTTAGAGGGAGCATCTTATTTCTGGGCAAGGTTTGGTTTTGCGAATATAACTCTTTGCTCCCAGCACCGAAAAGAAGCAGTTATAAAGATGACGGAAGCGCTAAAGAAAAAATATGAATTTTGACGAACGCAATCAATTGCTTGATACGAACTGGGGCGGAATAACATTCAGAGAAATGACCAGAATTACTTTTTGCCAGTATGTTCTGGGGAAGCTCAACGGCCTCAAGCATTTTGATTACAGGGTTCAGGAGTTGTCGGCGGCTTGCCAGCAAGCGTTATCAAGGACAATGGGAGAAGATGAAAAATTGGAGAAGCTGGAAAAGCTGAAAGCATTGGGAGTTGAAATACCATAAATGAGTAAGCCAAAAGGGTATAATTACAAAGGGAAATGCGAAATGTGTGGTCATCCATTTTTGAAATCGTATCGCCAGCCACATCAAAGATTTTGTGGTAGTGCGAGGAGAAGAATCGGATGTAGTTTTAAGAATCAGTTGCGATTGCAGACGAGATGGGTTAATGAACATCGTGATGAAATAAGGGTATATGACCGTCAATGGTGGCGAAACCGAAATGGCACTTTGCCTCAAAATTATCGCATCAATTCGTAAATGAACTTTGAAATCTGGCGGTGTGCCTGAATAACGCTTGTGATATGGCGTAAAGGGCTCTCCCTGTGGGGGACGGCGGAAGCTGAATCCCTGATGCCGATAGTTGAAACGCTGTCGTCTAAGCCAACGACCAAGTGGTTGAGGCAGGAAGTGGGAGGCAGTAGAGGCAAACCAATAATCGCAAAAGATTAAAATTGGTTAGTATCACATCGCTGAAGCTTGCGGGTAAAGACCTAAACCATCTGTCCCGCCATCGCCAGTTTTCAGAGTTTGATTTATGGACTCGTTTTCGCAGTCAAGTCGGATTATTGGGCGTTCGGCCAAGCGCCAGAGGTATAGCGGCAGGCACCCGAGAGGAGATAAGAAGGGCGGGAAAAGAAGGAGCTTCAAGAAACAAAGCCCGATGATGAGATTTCTCGCATTGAACCACGAGTATTTTGGCAATGCCGAACACCCTTGTTGGCAGAAAATCAGGATTATATGAAACTGAAACATATTTTTACGCCGTTCTATATTGGCACGCTGATACTGAGCGTTTGGCTTCCTTTTGTTACCAAGCCGTTTCATTGGTTGTTCCTGTTCTGGTCGGCAATTATCATTGCCATTTCAATTTATATGTTCATAGTCCTTTACAGAGATGAAGAGTAGTTGGTAAAATTGGGTTGATATGCTAAAAAGTCCAAAGGCAAAAGGCAAGTTGTTAGAGAAATGGGTAGCCGAGAGATTTAGGCATACCGGGATTGACCCTCAGGCTCGTCCAGAAATTGGCTCGGGCAGCGGTCGGCTGAAGGGCGATATCGCCACCAAGCTACCAATAACCATTGAGTGTAAGAATACAAGGACCTTTAAGGCAAATAAGTTTATGAGGCAAGTTGAGAAAGAAAGCTTGGGCTATCAGGATTTTGTTATCATTTGGCACCCTTGTGGAGTTCCAATGGAAGATTCAAAGGTTTTTATGACTTATGAATTTTTTGAAAAATTATTAAAGTCATTTTTTAATGAGTGAAAAAGGGCAAGGACAATTCGCCCAGCAAATCCTTCTCTGCCAATTCTGCGGCGCAGAAGTAACGAGGAATAAACGAATAAGCAAAGCTACCTGTTTTGATTGCAGGCAGAAGAAAGTCAGAGAGAGGGGCAGAAAATACGCGCAGAAGGCAAAAGTTGATAACCTTATTGACAAGTCGTCAAGAGATATGATAAGGTAGGAGAGGTTAAGACGATTTCGTCAAGTAGTAAAAACTAAAAGTAACTTTTGTGCTCCCCGATGTGCCGATGTAGGACGGGGAGCTTTTATTTGGGAAAAACAGCCAAAATTGCGGTTTTTTTGAAAATCGGGTCTTGACAAGAGAGCCGAAATGGACTATACTTACAGTATGAGGACTATCTGATATAGCGAGAATAAAGGATAGCTCCTTAAAAATTACAATGAATTATTTGGTCGTCATCAGCGTCAATATGCCGTATCCGAAAAAGTTTGAGTATCGGATAAAGGCAAGTAATATGGCGACAGCAGTCAGCCGAGCTTTGCGCAAACTTCGCAAAGATTTGCCTCATTTGAAATTGACAAAGGTGGCATTAACGGCGGACAGGTTGTCAAAAATAATATGAGCAAAGAAATGAAAACCGTTCAGTCATTGAGCACCGTTCCGCCGAGAGAGGAGAACAGGAATATAGGCATTCAGATTTATTGCCCGCATTGCGAAATGGGCAGAGTGTTCAAGATAGACGAAAACTTGAAGCTGTTGCAGGAGAGAACGGCTTCGGTGTTCGGCATAAGGACGATTTGCGAAGGATGCAAAAAAGAGTTCCAAGTTTCCCTCGGCTGGATTGACGCCAGAAAGCAAGGATACAGTTACAGGTATTTTCCGCTGGAGGTTGCCGAAGAAATGCAGAAGGTGATGGATGAAAGCGAATTGGGCAAAATGCATTTGTAGTTAACCTAAGCTAAAAACCCATTATTATCTCGCATAATGGGTTTTTAGTTTATTAGTTTATGGGGAAACAGCGTGGCAAAAGATAATTTTCTTGTCGTTGAGTGGATAATGGTCTATACTAAAATTATGACAAAAGAAACCAGAGAAAAAATACGCCAATCCAATATAAGAACTTGGGCAAATCCCAAGTTAAGAAAGAGAGTAACAAGATTATGGCAGGCGAGGAAATAAAAGAATTATTGAATTTTGTTACGTTAAGAGTTAAAGATAAAAGCAGATATGAACTCCTATTTTGCATATGCCTTATTCAAAAGAACAAGAAAAAGAATACATAGAGAGAATAAGAAGTTTGGTAGTAGTTAAGCCCAGAATCAGTATTTTGGAAATCCAGAGAGTATTACAGCAATCAAGAGAAGCCCCACTTCATTTGGACAAGAACTATATCGGCAGATTGCTTAGAAAGGCCAGAGGTTCGGTAGCGGAAGAAATAAGCAGGATAACGGCAAAGAAACTATTGAGCGAATTCGGCTCTGAAACCTCGGCGATTAAAGAAAAGCTATGGGCTATCGTTTTAGACCCGAAGACGACCACGATGGAGAAGCTGATTGCTTTGAGGGAGTTAAGAAGTTCGGGTGCCGTCTTTATTGAGAAAATGATTGAAGCAGGATTGCTTAATCAAGGAGAGCCCCCGCCAGAAGGTTTCATCAATTTTCAATTATGGGGGCAATTGCGTCCAAGAACAAAGCAACTCTTGGAATTAGAAAAGAAAAATGAAGAAAATCAACCTACCTCATAATAGGTATGTTTTAGTTGATAATGCCGAATCGGATGGTTTAAACTAAAGATTGATGCAATCCAAGCATATTATCAAAACATTGGAAAATATCACGGAAAATTCGCTTACTGATACCGATTGCAAACGCACCTTTCAACTCATTGCCAAAAGATTGAGTGTTTTTATTGAGGAAGTTATTGGATTGGAGAACGCGCCATTCCATAATGAAATTGACGATATTTTGTCAGACCCGCTTTACAAGAGAATCTGCATAGCGGTCGCCAGAGACCACGGGAAGTCAACGCACCTTTCAATAGCTTACCCGCTTTGGGAAATCGCCAAAAACCATAATTTAAGAATCCTGCTCGTATCCTCAACGGCCTCAATAGCCAGTTCGTTTTTGAGGGAAATTCTGAATCATATAGAAGGTAATCCAAGATACCAGATGTGGGCAAGGGCAATGAACCCGAGAGGAGTAGTCCCGAAACAGGGCAAGAGAACAAAGAGAGACGAGAAATGGGCTGGAAGCGCCATCACGATTGAAAGGGAAGCTCTTGTGATAAAAGACCCGACAATAAATGCCGTTGGATTGTTCGGTTCAATTCTGTCAAAGAGGGCGGACATTATCATAATGGACGATGTGGTTAATCAGCAGAACTCGGAGACGGAAGACCAGAGGAAGAAAATCATTGATTGGGTTTATACGACCGTTATGCCCGTCTTGAATCCAGAGGGCAGGTTCATTTATCTGGGGAACACTTGGCACGCCGATGATTTGGTTTCCCATTTGCTTAAAGACCCGCAGATTGATTACAAGAAAAAACTTGGAGCGATAATATCCGAGCCGAAGAACAAAGAGTTATGGCAGAAATGGGCAAGTTTCAGATTGAATGAGTCGGTTGATTTGAAGGAAAGATTAAGATTGACCAGCGAGTTCTATGAAGCAAACAAAACTTTGATGGATGAAGGGGTAAAAGTATTATGGCCAGAGAGGCACGATTACGGCTCGCTGTATCTAAAGAGGTTAGCTAATTCGTATGCTTTTGCCAGAATGTATCAATGCGACCCGAGTGCTAATCCGAACCAGAAATTCAAAGAGGAATGGCTGGACAAGGCGAAAGTAAGAGGCAGAGATTTGCGCCTACAAGATGAACCGAGGCAGGGATTGATTATGGAGGTTACCGCCTCGGGATTAGACCTTGCTATATCGGAAAAAGAAACGGCTGATGATACCTGTTTGTTCACCTTAGACAGGGTGAAGGTCGGTAACGGAGTAATTCAGCCGGGCGATTACATTATCCGAAACATCAACAGGGGAAAGAAAAGCCCTAATGATGTCAGAAAGATGGTTCAGGAACATAACATCAAAGTCAGGCCGTTGGGCATCAGAGTTGAATCAGTTGCTTATCAGGAAGCGATGGTCAGGGACTTGGCCGACATCTGCGGGCTGGACAATGTCAGAGGCTACCACACGGGAGGAGAAAAGTTTGACCCGGATATAGGCGTGAATAGTTTGGCTATTCTGTTGGAATTGGGGAAACTGATTATCCCGTATGATTTGAATGATGCAAAGACCGTAGAGTTATGTTCCCAGTTGGTAAATGAGATGAGGAATTGGCCAGAAGGACACACTGGGGACAGCTTAATGGCTCTTTGGTTCGCTTTCAGCGAGATAAGAGATTTGACCAATGACCAGTATAGCGTTCCCAATGTCTTGAGCATTCAGAAGCAGGAAGTCAATGTTCACGACCCGAATGTCAGGAAGGTGGAAGAGAAGAAAGCGGACATAGCCCAACAGATGGAGAGTGAATATGAGAGAAGTTTATTCACCGCCAGTAGCCGTGTTTGGAGAAGGTAATCGTTTGAAAAGCATAAAGATTGCTTTATAATTCAATTTATGGCAGAAGAAGAACAAAAAAAAGTTGAGCAGACCGTAGATTCGTATTTGCAGTCCCAGTCAAAGGTGGCGATAATAATTCCGCTTTATGGATACTGGAAAGATACGCCGACCGAACAGCTGACCCCAGAGGTTCTGCAAGTTACCTTGTCAAGATTGGGGACAAAGAAGCATAAGGCATATTTCATTTTTGTCGGCGAACCAGACAGGATGCCCAAAGAGGTATGGGACATAGTGATGGGCAGGTTTGTCGGCGGGAACGCAATACCAGTTGAACCGCCGCCTTTTGCGACTTACGCCGAGTATGTGATGACGGGCCTTGAAACCGCTTTGCAAGAGACGGATGCCCGTTTTTTGATTCTCTATAATCCGTGGATACTCATTAGGGAGGATACGATTGACCAGTTGCTGGAGAGAGTCAATAGAGGAGATGTCGGCATCGTTTCGGGCTACGAGACCAAAGGGCAGATTGAAGCGTCAGAGTTTGATAAGTATAAGTTTGATTTGCCCAAAGAGGAAAGAGACCTCAATTTAGATTTAATGGGGCTGACCAGACAGCTCGCCGAGATAATCAACTTGGATAAGAATTACAAGACCCATTATTTTCTCGCAAGGGATTTCTGGCAAGAGATGTATGCCAAAGGTTTTGAAGTTATCAGCAGTCAGTTCATTCCCGTATATGGGTTTGATTTGGACTGGTCGCTTCTGGAAGATATTGATGATTTTGAAGCCGATAAGAAATACTTTTTTAGCAAGTGGAGATTCTTGCCCGAAGGGGCTGAATTCAAATGAGGGAACTTTTTAGAAAACTTTGGGAGTTTTTCAAGAGAGTATTCCACAGGACGAGGAAGGTTTTAACTCCAAAGTGGAGCGGAGTTACGATTTATCGGCTTGTAAAAATCACCGCAGGCCGTCATCACGCTTGGTTTGACAGCTCGGCGGGTTTAATCAGAAAACCATATGAAACAGGTAGCTAAAAAATCAATTCTATCAGGAGCAGTTGAGGCGGTTTTCGCCGAAGACCATTCGGACTATGTTAAGGCCAAGCAGATTAAAACTCCAAAGAGAGAGAAAGCAGTGATTAGGAATCCGCTGACCAGTAAGAAAGCATTGGTTGTTATAGACCGCGAAGGGACAACTGAAAAGAAATTGGTTCGGGCATTGACTAATGCCAAGTTTTCCCAAGAGCAGAAAGATTCCGTCCTTACCCAGTATTTGTTTCAGCGAGGTTTGGAATCCGCTTCATTCTTGGCCGAGCTGTTCCAGAGCAAAGGGCAACTCACGAAAGAAACGAGAGTATTCAAATCGCAGATGAGATTTGATTTTGAGCAAGTGGTGAACATTATCGCCCAGCTTTTTATGGATATTGGGAACGGGATAGCCAAAGAGATGAAAACATATTCATTGTTAACCACAATGGAACGGCTATCTCAAAGATTCAAAGATGGAGCCGATTTGCTCATCAAAGGGGTTCAGAAGACAACGGAAAATAGATTAAGGGAAAAAGGATACGGAATTTATGTGGACAAGAATGGAAAGATTTTTTCAATTTTTGACAAGGAATTTGATGAAGTTATGGCACGAGACAAAAAACAATATGCAACCACAAGGACTAATAAACAAACTTGATAAAAGGGAAATGATTTCCTGCGAAGTTTGCCACGGCTTCCATACGATTGAAGAATCGGAGGTTATTACTATCAGAATTGTGAAGGGCAAGAAATGCGACATCAATGAAAGGTTCGCAAGGCCAGCAGTCGTTTCCGCCACGCCATTCCCAGCGGGGCTAAAACTCCCTGATGCTCCGCCGCCAATAAGGAGACCTATTATTCCGCCAGGGATGGCACAAGTAATGATTCCACCAGGCGACCCGTTATTTGAGTCGCACGGAGCTAAAGAGAAAAGACAAGTATGACGACCTCTATGAAGAAAAGAAGGCCGCCACGAAAGCAATTATTGGAAGCAGGGAAATTTGCCCGCGAGCTTTTAGCGGAAAGGAAGATAATCCTGCCGAAAGAGAAAAGCGCCGTTGACACGATAATGCAGACGAAAGGAGCGCCGATGTTGCCCGGCATTCCCGCTTATCTGCCTTACCCGTGGACGATAAACGGGTCTCGCAGAATACTTTATGATTTGGCGAGGGAGTGGGAACACGAGCATAAGAGCGATGGGCTTCTGAATAATATAACGGAGTTCTTTAAGTTTGTTGTTAAGGCGTTAAGGGAAGAAGAAAGCGTAATAAATCAAAAAATCCACATTACCGTTCAGACAAAGGAATATGATTTCAGATTTCTGCACCAGAAAGACGCAATCAAGGGTATTCGGAAACTTTTAGTTGATAGCTTTGCCGTGTCCATAATTGCCAAGAGCAATACAGATGTAGTCGCCTACTTGGAATGGTTTCAAGAATGGACGGAGAACCTCTTGAAACAATGGGGCAAACAGACACGAGAAGTAAAATGAGAAGAAGTAAAATGAGAACAATACCTCAAAAGTATTTAGTAAAAGTCAACGGGAAATATCTTTACGACCCGATTCTTTGGTATGACCATAAAGTGGTTCAGTATGTGCCTTTGGAAAATGTGGTTGAAACTCCCGAAGAGCCGACAGAAATCATCGGGGATTTTTCTGACATTGAATTTATCATTTCGCGGTTAAGCGCTTTGGAAGTTGAACTGATGGTTTTAAGGCATTTAGGTTTTAATTCAAAGGAGATTACGAAGATTATGAACTTCAAAGACAGGTATTGGTATTACCGTTTGAGCAGTAAGCTCCGCAAGAATGCCCTGAAGCTAATCAATTCTTGACGAAAAACAATATAATTATAGTGATATGGCAAAACAACAAGTTGTCAGACCTCAAAAGGATATAATCGGAGACTATATCCGCAAGCAAGTAGGAAGAGGGTTAAATCCTTCGCCAACGAGGGCACTCGCCTACGACTACAAGAAGACGCTGGCCTATATGATGCAGAAAGGGCTCCGCAAGCCAGGGCGGATTTCTTTTGATGTTCTGCGGAGGGCATCATATTCCGTCCACATTGCCAGAATCTGCATCAATGTTTTGAAAGAAAAGGTTACCAAGACCGAATGGAACATTCAGCCGATTAACCCGTTAGCCAAAGTTGACCAAGCAAAGGTAGAAGAAGTCAAAGAGCATTTCAAGCACCCGAATAAGAGCAACGACACATTCAGGACAATGCTGGACAAAATGCTTGAAGATTTGCTTGTCTTGGATGCCGTTTCGCTGGAGAAAACAAGATACCCAGATGGGAAACTGGCAGAACTCCATTATATTGATGCCGCCACGATAAGACCTGTCTTTGATGAATATGGCAACCAAGATGTGGAAATCCCGTTAGGCACGATTGAAGGAGAGAGAACGCTCCCCGTTTCATATTTGCAGGTAATGAATAACAGCCAGTATGGCGGCCCGGAATCGGGGGATATTATAGCCGCTTGGCCGAAGAAAGATTTTATCTATTTTTGTATGCACCCGCAGGGGGCGATGGAGAAGTTCGGTTACGGGATGTCGCCTTTGGAATCAGTCCTTTCAGTAGTCGCCAATCTGCTTAATGCCGATAACTATAACGGAGCGTATTTTGAAGAAGGTTCTATGCCTCCAGTTATTTTGCAGTTAATCGGCAATATGAACGAAAGGGATTTGAATGCTTTGAAAGAAAATCTGTATGCCGAGTTGCAGGCAAGTTTTCACAGACCAGCAATTATGGCTGGCCCGAAAGAAATCAAGCCGATAATGCTGAAGCCGAACACGAACAAGGATATGGAGTTTATGCAGTATATGACATTTATGGCCAAGTTGATGGCGGCGGCTTACGGATTAGCGGGACAGGATATAGGGTTGACCGAAGACCTCAATAGGGCAATATCCGAAACCCAGAAGCAATTATCCGAAGCCAAAGGATACAGTTCAGTTCTGCATTTGCTCAAAGAGGTATTTAATCAAGAGATTATTTGGAAAGACTTTGGCTATACCGATATAGAATTTGCTTGGGTTCAGCCAGACACGACAGACCCGAAAGAAGCGATGGTCATTTACGACCAAGCCCTCAAGAATGGCACGATGACGCTTAACGAAGTCAGGGATAAGCTGGGCGAAACTCCGTATGAGGAATGGGCTGACAAGCCGATGGTTCTCAGCCCAAGCGGTTATATTCCGATAATCGCCACGCCAGTCGCAACGGCAGATAAAGTTCAGACCCCGTTGGGAACGGTGGATACGGCAAAGAAAGAAGCCGAGCCAGAACACAAGGTAGTCGGCGGGGAAGTGAATTATAACGAGGAAGCCGAGAGGGAAATCCACAAGTCGGTCTATACGGACGATGGCTATAAGACATATTTGGACGACAGAGGATACAGCCAGCCGTTCATATTTTACAAAATCCAGACGAATGAAGGTTTTGTCATCAAGCCGCCAGTTGCCGTTAATGTTAATAGCCAATCGTTGGAACAGGAATTAACCTTGGCTTTGAAAAAGGCAGGAGCGAATGTTGCACCCGTAAAGTGGATGCCCTATGTGGACATTTTCAAAAACATTTTGCCGACGGACAGGGTCAGGCAGGAGTTTATCAACTGGATAAATATGACTCCCGAATATGATTCCGAGAGATGGAGGGCAAAGTTCGGCGGGTCAAGGAAATATCCTGGTTATCTTGTTGCCCAATATGTTCACGGCAGGAACCTGAAAGATGCCCTGTTGATTGAGGATATGAAGCGAGACCCGGATAGTTATAAGAAGGCAATTAAGGATTTGGCTAAACTTTGGAAGCTGGAAAAGCAAGCGGTCTTGGGCGATAGGCGACCCGACCAGTATATTATTACCGAGGGCAAAAGAGCTTATGGGATTGATTATCAGTTCGCAGGAGATTTTAAGCGTTGGGACGATACCAAGAATGCGGTCTTCCACGCATTAAGTCCGATACCAGCTTTGCAGAAATTCTTTTCGGAATTAACGACTGGACAATCTGCTACCGAAAGAATCAAATCGGTAATCAAGAAATTGAATCCGTTTAGCAAGGGTTCATTTGTGGATTCAAAAGTTTTAAGCCCAGAGCAGAGCTTTGAGCAGAACCCAGTGATGTTCGGCGAATTGATTACGGATGTTAATTTGAAGGAAAGCGTTAAGAATCTGTTTCAAGCCCAGTCATCGGCTATGCTCCTGCAATACGGATATACGGAAAAAACCTTTGTCCACGACTTCCCGCAAGCCAAGAAGATTTTAGTGGAGTTCGTTCAAAAGAACCCGAAGGGCTACGGCGGAATTGTTACAATGGAAGATATAACTGGCAAAAAGTATTTCGTTTATGTAAAAGAGTATAGCGTCTAAAAATGCCAAACCTAATCGGTTTAGATACAAAAAAAATCAATCCCGTAGTAAAGGAGATTGAAGCCAACGGGATTTTGGATGCCGAAGGCAATTTGATTAACCCGCAGTTCACACCCGAAGGGCGACTTAAAGTGGATGCCACCATTGAGGTTGAGCATATAGACATTGGCAATGTTGGCGTTCTTGATTCAGGAGATAATCGTATTGACCCAGCAACCGAAGAAACTCTCGGAGATGTTAAGAATGATTTGGACAAGTTTAAGTTTGATGGTGATAACTTAAAAGTAACAGGTGGGAGTTCTGCGGATGTTGTCGGTTTGAAAGATAGTTCTGATGTTAGGATAAACCCAGCGAAAGAGGACGGTAATCTGGCTGGGATTAAGAATGATTTGGATAAATTTAAGTTCAATAATGATAACTTAAAAACCGAAGTAGAAAATTTCCCGACTGAAATAGAGGTTTCTAATTTTCCTGCTGAAATTGAGGTAAATAATCTGCCAACTGATTACGCCAAAGAATCAGGTGGAAACCTTGCGTCAGTTCTCGCCAAACTTGATATAACGACTTCCGCTTTACGGGACGCAATCACCGGAGTATCACCGGATAACAGGACACTAAAAGATTTGTTTGATAAATTAAACTCAATTCTTTCAGAATTTGATGTCGCCCTTTCAACAAGGAATGCCGAGGCAACCCAGTTACTTATCAAAGCCAAGACGGACAATCTTGATGTCGCTTTATCCACAAGGTTGAATACATTAGGGCAGAAGTTAATGGCAGATTCTGCGCCTGTTGCTATTGCTTCAGACCAGTCAGCAATTCCCGTTGCTGTCGCTGGCGGTGATTTGTGGCAAGCGGATACTTATAACGGCAAAGGATTCTCGGTCATTACTGGCGACATTACGATTGCCAATACAGACGAAAACAACTTCTTCCTTTTGAAGAATCCAAACGCTTCAGGCAAACTTGTTAGGATTTGGGAATCAATAATTTCAATGACTAAAGGAACGGGTTCTGCATTTTCTAATTTCCGTATTTATAAAAACCCGACTATTACTGCTAATGGCACAGCACTAACAATAAACAAGATTCGGTCAAGTCAATCTGCCTCATCTGTTTGTTCTGCTTATTATAATCCGACAATTTCAGCAAGAGGAACATTGATAGATAAATTCGTGATTGCTACCGACCATTTTGGAGAGCTAATAGATAATCTGGGCAGATATCTGGAGGCCAACGAGAATATGTTGGTAACGATAGAACCACAAAATAGCGGGATAACTGTTACTTATGGAGTAAGATTTGTAGAAGAATAAAAATATGTATCTATATCAAACCATAATTTATAAAGATGTAAACAAGGTAATTGGAGCAGACCCGAATAATGACGCTAACAAGGCGGATTTTGTGAATAATTACAAATCTATTGCTCAAAAGATAGATTCAATTATTGTTGCTGAAACATCTTTTGAAATTGATATGCTTTACGCCGATTTCAAAGCCAAAATTATTTCGCCGATTACTTGGGCAGATGTAAAATACATTGAGGATAATAACTCATATACTTTATATCTTGCCAGCGAGAATCCGTTATAACTATGACCCAGAAATCAAAAAAACAAGGTAATCGGCAATTGGAGTCGTAATTGCCGAAAACAATAATCCTTTTCTGTTTTGTTCGGCGAAGGTCGGGCAATTCAGTAAAGAGCAAAACAATGGACGAGGAAGTAAAAAAAGAGGAAGAAGCAAAACCAGAAGAAGTTAAGCCAGAAGGAGAAGTAGCCGAAGCTCCCGCAGAGGTTGCTCCTGAATCTGCACCAGCAGAAGGCGAATCCTCTGCCGAACCAGTTGCATAGTCTTCCCATATCCCCGTATCGCTTATCGGTGCGGGGGAATGAGAAGATTAAGTCCGCATCAAAACTAATAAAATATCAGTATAATTAGAGTGATGGTCGGATTATAACTCAATTTTAATATCAAAAATTATGAAAACTTTTAAGAACTTTTGGAAAGAGCGGGCAACGGAATTAACCAAGACGGAAAAGGAAGCAATCTGCAAAATGATTGATGTGGAAAAACAAGATAATCCGTGGGCTATCTGCACCGCC